ATGATCTTCGGCTGCCCTCCGTGGAACTCGGATCTGTTTGCGACCGACGTTGAATATCGTCGCCAGCGCACTCAGGCCGATGTCCGTTGGATCAACTGGCTGCGAGCTCTGGCGCTCATTGACTCGCTCCAGTACGGCGAAGCCCGCAAGCGCATCACTGAGCGATACCTGTCCGCAGTGCGGGGGGCAAAGTGATGAAAGCGCCACACACGCCTATTCGCGGGCCCGAAGCCTATTCGCCAGAGTGGTACACCGCACGAGCCACCGGCATCTTCGCCAGTGAAGCCGCCGCCGCAATTGGCATCAGCGAGTATGCCCAGCCGCTGGACGTCTACTGTGTAAAGCTCGGCCTGATCGAGCCCTTTGAAGGCAACGAATTGACCGATCGCGGCAAGCGATTCGAGCCTTTCATCGCGCAGGAATATACGATCGCGACCTCTCACCAAGTCGAAACCGGCCACCCGCTCTATTTCCACCCAGACTATCCGTTCATCGGCGCCACGCTCGACGGCCGGCGCGCGGACGATCCTTTGCATGCCGTCGAGTTCAAGGCCTGCGGATTTCGCCGCGCCGCCAAGCTCGGCGAAGAACACACCGACCAAGTCTTTGAGGACTGGTTGGTCCAATGCCAGGTGCAAATGTTCGTTGTCGGCGCTCACACGGTTGACCTCTTCGTCATGGTCGACCTGCATACCTATCGACTGTTCGTGATCGAGCGGAACGATGTCCTGATCCCCAAGATCGTCGAAGGTATTTCCGATCTGTGGGACCGCATTCAGCGGCGCGATCCGCCGACTCCCGACTTCAAGCACCCTTGCACGCTGGATCTGCTCAAGAGGATGACCGGCCTGACAGCAGAAGGGGCCATCGAACTTTCGCAAGAGGTCGCGCACGAGTGGGCCAAGCTGCAACGCACCAAGACGCTGATCAAAAGGCTTAAAGACTTGGAAGTCGAGAGCGACGCCAAGATTCGCTTCGCGCTTGGAACGGCGGAAGTCGGTCGCCTTCCGCTAGGACAAAAAGAGATCGTGCGTTACGTGACGAAGGATTCGATTTGGAGTCCGAAGGACATTGACGAGGCCCAGGCCAATCAGGGCAAAGTCAAGCGCAAGGGCTCAGTGAAGCTCGGCGAGCGGAAGATCAAGAAATAGAGCAAAGGGGGATTTGAGAGATGGCTACCACTGACTTTGATGAATTCACCGACGCCGATTTTGAATCGCTTCCGGCTGTTACACAGCAGCCGGCCGGCCAGACGATGGTCCAAGTGCGTGGATCCTACTCCACGGCCGTGGCTGTGCAAAAGCCGCGTGACCTGCATTCCGTCACACGCGCACTGGAGCAAGAGTCGCAACTTGCTGGCGAATCCTTCTACTACGGCTGGGGAGCTGGCAAAGATCGCATCGAAGGCCCGAGCATCGGCCTGGCTGTGGCCGCGGCACGCTGCTGGGGCAACTGTGCCATTGAACTACTGCCCATGCAGGACACGCCCACGTCGTGGGTTTTCACGGCCGCATTCGTCGACCTGGAGACTGGATTTACGATCACACGTCAGTTTCGGCAGTCGAAGAAATGGACGGTGCATGGCAAGCACGATGCCGAGCGCAAAGACGACATGCGCTTTCAGATCGGCCAGAGCAAGGCCACTCGCAATGTGATCCTCAAAGCGGTGCCCGAATGGCTGGTCGACAAGGCATTGGCCGCCGCTAAAGCTGGCGTTCGCGCGAAGATCGAGGCGTATATCAAGAGCAAGGGCATGTCGGCTGCGATCGATGTGCTTGTCTCGTCGCTGGCCAAGGTTGGCGTCACTGAGCCGCACATCCTCGACAAATGCGGTGTGGCGACGCTTCAGGGCCTGACCGTTGAAAACCTTGTGATTCTCAAGGGTGACCTGACCGCGATTCAAAACGGCCAGGAGTTTGCAAACGTCTTGTTCCCTTCGATGAACGAAGGCCCGCAGACGGCCGCCGCGAACGGAACCACGAAGGGCAACCAAACGGCCGCTGCGCTCGACAGCAAAAAGCAGTCGACAGATATCGAGGCTCGCATCAAGGCCGAACTACAAGCGGCAAAAACGCCGGATGATGCCAGAAACGTTTACGACATGCAGTCCGGACCTGCGGGATGGGTTGTTGAAGATGCCCACCGCGTACGGTCGCGCGAGCTTTACGAAGTTCGTGTTGCTGAGTTGCGCGGGCAAATGTTCCCCAAAGATCAGTCGGCGACCGAAGCCGGCATGTAGTGTCCTCGTGCGTCCTGTCGGGCAGCCGTGAAAAAAGCACCCCACCTCTGTAAGGAGCGAATGCTGCGACGAGGGATTAAGCAGTAGGCCGATTGTGGACGGCCGAAGTGTCCCTGTGTGTGGAACCGACAGTTTTGAATTTCGATGTTCGTCCCAATCTCAGGAGAGCTAAACCATGATGGTTCGAATCGTGATCGCGTTGTTGATCTGTGCCTCGTTCGTCTCGAGCGCTGAGGCCCGCGGGCGGCGTGGCTGGGGCGGCGGCGGCGGCGGTGCTGGCGGGCCCAACGCGGCGGTGGCGCTGTTGTCCGCGCCGCAGTGGCTGGTTGACCAGATCAAAGCCGAGGGTGAAACGCCCGCTGAACAAGCAGTGCTTGCCTTGGTCAATGCCGAGCGAACGCACTACGGCCTGGCACCGGTCGCGATCGATCGGCAGTTGCTTTACACCGCGCGCTATCAAACGTGGTGGATGGCGACCAACAGCAGCATGACGCACGGTCAGAATCCCAGCGAAAACATTGCGATGGGGCAGACTTCCCCCGCCCACGTGATGCATTCGTGGATGACGTCCAGCGGTCACCGCGCGAACATCCTCAATCCACGCTGGCGCAAGATCGGCATCGGCGCGTATCACAACACGGCCGGCACGATTTATTGGACGCAGCAGTTTCAACCGTAATTCCCACACTTCGTTCTCTGGTATTTAGCGCAATGGGTAAATCAATGATCAAGCCAACTTCGTCAACGCCTACCGTTCCGGAGCGCATTATCTCCGTCCGCGATCTCGGGCCCAGCGACATTGACATTCGACTTCGGGAAGGCGGCGGTATCACCGTACTGAAAGGTTCCAATGGCGTGGGTAAAAGTACGGCGCTCAAGGCCGCTCGCCGTGCCCTTGGCGCCAAAGTCAAGGTGCCCGTGCGCGATGCCGCCGCGCGAGGAACGATCGATACCGGCACGCTTCATATCTCAATATCTTCTCGGTCGACGCAGTCCGGAGAGGTTGAAATCCAATCGATCGAAGGAAACTTTGATCTCTCCGCCCTGGTGGACCCCGAGATCGATGACCAGGCCCGGGCCGACGCGGCGCGCATCAAGGAACTGCTCCGCCTGCGCAAGGTCGAACCTACCCCTGCCCTGTTTGCTGGCGTCGTTGGGTCTTGGGAGGACCTGGAAAAGCATTGCAAGCCGGAGACTCTGAAAGTCACCGATATCGTCGAGATGGCCGCAAAGATCAAACGCGACCTGGACACTGCTGCCCGCACAGAGGAAGCGGCCGCCGAGCATGCCAAAGGCCATGCCAAGGGCCTGACGGATCAGGCCGAAGACCTGAACCTGGATGCGCCATGCGACGCCGTTGAACTGCGCGAGGCACATGAGCGTACGATCGAGCGACGAGCTGCATTGCAAGAAAACGCCCGCGACGCCGCTTCGTCCCTCGATCGCGTGGCGGCTGCGCAACGTGACCTGGAAGCTGCCAGGGCCAAGGCAGCCGACACACCGTCAATTGATGATCTGCAAATCGACCTCGACGCGATCGTGCTTGAGAAGGCAAATTGCGATCTCAAATGCCAGGAACTGGTTGACCAGATCAAAGCCTTGCAAACTACGCTGGACGCTGGCATCAAGCTCAGCGAGAAGCTGGCAGCCGATCGAGAGTTAGCTTCCGCCAAGTTGATCGCGGCCAGGAATCACCATGAAATGCTGGCAGGTTGGCAGCGCACGATCGACGCTGGCGCCGTCCCTGGCCCGTCTCCCGAAGAACTGGCAGCCGCCGACAAAGCGGTGCAAGACGCGTCTGCGGCCATCGAGTATGGAGCCACGGTTCGCGCGGCGAAGAAAGCCCTGGAGGACGCCAAGGAATATCGCGCGGCGGCCACTAAGCACGCAGCTACTGCAGAGCGATTGCGCAGTAGTGGCAAACAGGTCGACGATGTTTTGGCCCAGCAACTGAACGCGCCGCCGCTGCGCGTCAAAGCGGGACGCCTGGTTCTGACCACCGACCGTGGCGACGAATACTTTTCGGACCTGTCTGAAGGTGAGCGTTATATCCTCGCGATCGATCTTGCGATGGGTACGTTGCCACCGTGGGGCTGCCTTGTGTTGGATCAGGCGGCATACGAAGGGCTATCGCCAGATGCACGCAATCAGATCCATGCGCACGCGAAGAAGCACCAGATCCACATCCTGGCCGCCGAAGTGAGCCGCGGGCCGTTGCGGTGCGAGGACTACGAGCCCGACGACACACCGGCGGAATCGACTGATTCCGCCTCTTGAACCCCAGCGCGTCGTCTCTGTCTGCCGCTGGCTCGTCGCTGGTGGCAGGCAGAGGCGATTTTTGAACCAAGTCACTTTTTGAGCGAGCCGCCGAGATGGACAAGCCAGTTTACAACCGGACGATTAGACGCGGCGATGCGGTTCGCATTATCGGTTACCAATGGCCAGGTTCCATGATCTTGGGCATCCCAAGAAGCGACGGCGGAGAGACGCTTTGCTTCAACCAAATGAACGGCGTTCATTCCAAGGATGGGGTTGAATCTGAGTTCGATTTAATGCCTCAGCTCGAACCTAAAAAGTACCCGCTGAAACTGCGATGCAGGAATCGAGCGAGGATTCTTGGTGCCATCATCGCCATTGGAGGACGCACCGAAGTTGTCATCGCGGTCCCAGACGCTGAAGGCGCGGAAGTCGTCGCGTATGTTCAACTCAGCGGACTTCGCCACGACGGATCGACTGATCCGCACGACGTATTGAACATGCCTTCCATGCGTCCCGATGGCACGTTTGAAGACGTGCCCCCAGAGCCTTCCTTGGTCCAGGTGCAGGCCTCTGACGTGATCTTAATTCTCGACGCGCTCGATTGCTTAGCGAAGCAATTAGGATCCGACTTCTCCCGCGCGCTCGGTAAATACGGCGATGGCATCACAGATGCGTCCATTCGCCTCGATAGCGTCATCAGCAGGTAACCCCATGAAGAAACCCAAGCAACCAAAATGCCCGCGGTGCGGTCGACCGAGCAAGTTGATCGGAACGAACCTGTATCGCTGCACCTACGGCTGTGGTCTTCACGACGATGAACCGGACGAAGGTGGATCGTATTCAACCGATCCAACCCGCCGGATCGAGAACCAGGAAGAGCTGCAAAAGGCCCGGCGCGAAAACGATCGTATGCACAGGCGCCGATAGCAATTCAACCTTTTTGTGAGAGAGCCCGGTCCGTCGCTGGGCAGTGTCTGGATAACGGCGGCCCGGGCTCACAAGACCTGAAAGGAATCACCGATGGAACTCACGGACCAGGACAAAAAGCGATTGAAATCCGCATGCACGGAGAAGCGGAATTCGCTTTTCCAGCTCGCCAGCGGACGTGCGGACAAAAACAAGTCTGATGCCATGCGCATCGAAGCGGAGGCGTATGACGCGCTCCTGAAAAAGCTCGGGTAGACAACCACCTTTCACGCGACACGGACGTTGACAATGCGACTTCTGACTTTCCAGTTCACCACGCTTTCACTGACCCCACAACTCGAACTGCGCATGGAGGCACAGCTTGGTCACTGAACCAGCCAAACCGGTCGTGAGACGCTTTGGCGCTCTCGTGGTGGAAATATCCCGGGACGGGATCTCTCTACGCGGCTACAAACGCCGGAAGCGATTTAAGGCCACCTGGGCGGATGTGGCGCGGCTCTGCGCACGCTCGACGCCCGAAACGGCCAAGGGCGGCTGGACGGCCGCCGAGTGGGAACACGCGCTCGAAACCATCTGCACCCGGAAGTGAACATGGCGAAGGATCCCGCATTCCCGCTGTACTACTCCGATTGGTTGGGTAGCACGCGCATAGCCATGATGGACGCCCATCAGGAGAGGGGCTACTTGCGCCTCCTATGCCACCTCTGGGCGGACAAAGATTGTTCACTTCCGGATGACGACCAGCTCTTGGCCAGGCTCTCCCTGATGGGTGAAAAATGGTTCGACGGTGGTTCACGTTTGATTCGCGAATGCTTCACGAATCATCCAACCAAAACCGGTTTTATCACCAACACGAAATTATTTGAACTTAGGAAAGAGAGGGAGGAATGGAGGGAGAAAAGTAGTTTGGGTGGTAGGAAGTCGGTCGAATCGAGGCGCAAGTCAGGCAAACTCAAACCAAATGACAAACCACCGTTTAAACCAATAAACGAACCACCAATCGAAGCATTTGTGAACTCTCCGTCTCCGTCTTCTTCTCCGTCTTCTTCTTCTCTTCCGTTGCCGTCTCCACCTCCGTTTTCAGTGTCAGGCGCTCCGCCGCTGATTCCGATTCCAGATGGCCTGAACACGCCCGAGTTTCTCAAGGCCTGGTCGACCTGGCTGGAATACCTCATTGAGCGGAACCATCGTCATCCGACGCAGGCCACGCTCATGCGCCAGCTTGCCGAACTTTCCAAGCGTGACGTAGGCAACGCGATTGAGCTACTTGACGAAGCCATTCGGCAAGGCTGGGCGGCGCCGGTCTGGGACGACAAGAAGCCCAAGCATGATCCGAACGATCCACTTGGAAACCTGGCCACGCGCGAACGCCTGCACCGTCAGATCGACAAGGAAGGAGACTCGCCAAGTGAACTCTTCGGATAAAAAGCAACTCATCGATGCGCTAACCTGCCTGGGCGAAGCCTTTGGCCGCAAGATCACCGACGTGACGGTGCGCGTTTACCAGATGGCGCTAGAGGACCTGCCGATTGGCGACGTGATGCGGGCCTGCAAGCGCGCGGCCTTGGAGATGAAGTTTTTCCCCAAGCCAGTCGAACTGCGCGAGCTCGCTGGCGTTCTTTCGCCGGCCGCCCGCGCCGCTTTTGCCTGGGAAGCCTTCTCGAAGGCGAATGACCAGCACGGGTACTACGCGAGCGTTGACTTCGACGATCCGATCATCAACGCCACGATTCGAAATCTGGGCGGCTGGGAACGGGTCTCGACGATCGAAGGCCGTGAGGAATTCGAAACGTGGTTGCGAAAGGACTTTGAACGCATCTATGTCCGGCTACTTGAAGCGGGAATCACCGCCGAGGCCGCCGCGCCGCTCATCGGGCACAACGAAAAACAAAATCGCCTGAACGGCCACCAGCCTTCGAATCCAATCAAGGTAATCACTGGCCTGCCGGCGCCGCGAACGCGCATTACCAGCCGGAAGCAAACCACCGAGAGCATCAGCGCCAAACTGGGCGTGACTCTAAAAACCATTGGGAGCACCTGAATCATGCGATGGATTGGAATTGACCCGGGTTTGGATGGCGCTTTGGCGCTAATCGATGGCGATGCCGTCGACTTCGTGGATATGCCAACGATCACGCTCCAAGGCGCGAAGAAGAGCCACCGCGAACTGGACCTGCACCAGATCATCGCCGCCATCAAAGGATGGTCATCTGAAGGCCAGCAAATCTGCATCGCCATTGAGCGACAACAGGCGATGCCAGCCACTCTCAATGGTCGCCAGCAAGGCGGCGTCTCGACGTTTCGCACCGGGATGGGCTACGGCATGTTGATTGGGATGCTCGAAACGCTCGGCGTGCCTTACGAGCTCGTGGCGCCAGTGTCCTGGAAGTCCAAGATCATGGCGGATTCTCCCAAGGACAAAGATGCATCGCGGACCGTTGCGCGGAGATTGTTTCCTCTGGCTGCGCCGCACTTGAACCTGAAGAAACATCACGGCCGAGCTGATGCGCTTTTGATCGCTGAGTTTGCTCGGCGGCGGAGAGCGTCGTGATGCAACAGGTCGTGGTCAGCAACTACCAGCGGCAGTTCTACGAAGAACTCAACGCGCTGCTGATGGATTCCTGGCGAGTCGTTCCCAACACGATGTTCGCAACCACGATGGAGATCGCGGCGGATATCCATACCCCGCAAAAGTACATCCTGCCCAACGGCAAGACGGTGAAGCAATTGTTTTCGATCGTCATTGAACGTGATGACGTGCGTTAGTTGGCTTTTATCCCAAAGGAGTGTGACCCATGGTTGCTACGAAGAAAAAGAGAATCGCCGTGAGATTCGGTGGTGTCTCGATCGGAGAGAATACTGCGCGAATAGGGATCAAGATCGACCGCGAAGATATTGAACTTTCCGAAGCTGAAGAGATCCTGTGCGGTCGCCGGCTAACCGGCAGCGTCAAGACCGCCAAGACGAACGAGGATCCCACTCAGAAGCCCTTAAATGGCATGGGCGACACACAGCACGAAATCAAAAGCGTGTTCGACGTGAAGCGTATCGGCGTCTCACCCAAGGATATCTCCGCCGGCCTGACGTTCGCGCTGTCGGAGATCCCCATGGAGGAACTCGCGCACTTTTCAAAACGCGCTGGATGGCTCACGGTCGACGCCGTGGCCGAACTTGAAGTCGATGACGATGACGACGAGGACTAAACCGCGACGCCCTTGTGCGCTCGCATCCTTGAACCTGATTTGATTCTAGCGCTGGTGACTGGAGACTATTTTGATGACGAAGATTCCCCCAACGGTTGGCCGCGTCGTGTGGTATCAACCCGCCTTAAATTCCGACATCCCCGCCCTGCCCGGCCAGCCGCTGGCAGCCACGATCACGGCTGTGATTGGCGACGATGTGGTGAACCTGACGGTGCATGGATCGGATGGCACCGTACATCCGCTGACCGATGTGCCACTCGTCTATCCCCAGCCGGGCGAGATCCCGGCGCCGCGCGCGTGCTACTGGATGCCGTTTCAACTCGGCCAAGCCGCCAAGGCCGAACAGGCGGCCGCCGCTCCCAAGGAAGGCACATGGGGCCAGGTCGTGCATGAAGGCACACTGGCCGACTCTGAGGATGCCGCGCAGGGCTCACAGGAAAGTTCCCCGAGCGATTCGTAACGCTCGGCATTTACTAAACAGGATTCATTTCACGACAGGGAGGTCAAAACCATGTTGGTGTTATCACGAGCCGTCGAAGAGCGTATCAAGATCGTCGTAGGTAATGAGCTTATCGATGTGACGATCGTCGACATTCGCGGCGACAAAGTCCGCCTCGGAATCACTGGAAGTTCAAACGTCGCAGTACATCGCGAGGAGGTTTACAACGCGATCGTGCGAGCCAAAGGCGATCCTTTTCGACAGGCCAAACGCTGACCCCCGTTTTCCGAACCATTTCCCAAACGTTTCACGAAGGAGTTTTTACTATGTCAACGGGAACTCAAGGTCCGGGCACAGCAAGCCGGAATCCATTAGTCCTGCGATTTATTCTAAAGCAAGCCGGGAGGCGTACGAATCTGACATCGGAGGAACGCGCAAATCTCGACACGATCATCTCTAGCCGCCAAGGCTTGCAGATCGTTGGCGAAGCGATCGACGAAGCGTCGTCCGGACAATCAGCAACCACCGCAAAGCTGGGAGACGGCACGCTGCTGAAACTGCTTGTGCAGAATCTTCCGCAGCTAATCGCCATCGTCATGGAGATCATGAAGGCATTCCCCGCGGCGTCTAGCGCGCCGACTGCTCGCGTGAACGAGAGCGCGATGCCGACCGATTTCGCGCTGCCGCCGATTCCACCGGCATTGCTTGCTGCGCTGCAGCATGCCTTGGTGGCAGCGGTGCAGTCCGCATTGGATCAGATCGGTCCAATCATTCGCGGAGAATTCCAAGACTGGCTGAAGGGACATCAAGCCGCTTAGCGGACGGGCGAACGGACGAATGGATTGCCCAGCCAGTCTTTTTTCCTGCTCGGCGCCATGACGGCGCCGGGCAGGCTGCTTTTCGTCTGACATGTACGGTGGGGACGCGAGGTCACTTCTTCGTCACGCGAGAAGTGTGGGGACCTAATAAATCCGCGTGAGTGATCCAAGTTCAAAGGATCTTGCTCGATGCCTCAAGTTGCAATCATCAACGATACGTCCGTGTTGTCGGACAACGACGTCCAGGCCATCGTCCCGGCTCTCCAAATCCAAGTTACGCGAGACTTCGCCCCGTGGTACGGCATTGCTCCGGACCTGCTGTTTGTGCCGCGCGGCGCGCAGTCCCCCGCTGCTGCCTGGCCGCTCGTGTTGTCGGATTCGGCCGATCAACCCGGCGCGCTCGGGTACCACATGACCAAGCAGGGCAAGCCCTGGGGAATCGTGGGAGTCAAAGACGACATGGCGGCCGGTGGATCGGTCTCGGTCACCCTCAGTCACGAGCTGCTGGAGATGCTTTACGATCCCTACGTCACTAGCGTCGTGGTGATCGACACTCAAATGGGCGGGTTTCGCGGATCGATCACCGCGATCATCGCGCAGGAAGTCTGCGACGCCTGCGAAGCCGATCAATTCGGCTATGACATCAACGGCGTCAAAGTCTCCGATTTCGTCTTGCCGTGGTGGTTTGGCGGCGAAGTGCCCACCGGATCCGAAGGCAAATACTCGTTTACCGGCGCGCTCAAGGAAGCGTTCGCGATCGATCGCCGCGGGCAGGTCAGCGGGCTTTTGACCGGCGGTTATATCGGCATTCGCCAGTTCCGCGCGGCCGGCGGTTGGACCACGGTGAACGCTGCCATGGATCCGGGCGTCGAGCATTTTTGCCAGATCGTCGACCAGCTGTTGCCCTCTCGTAGCGCGCACGTGCTGCTGGCCAACAACACGACGCAAACGGACGTTCCCAAGTTTTCGCGGCGCCAGCGTGTGCTGGACGCTATGTCTCAGTAACGGAGATATCAACGATGCCCAGGGAAGACTTTCGCGGATTGATCGGAACCGAATTTGGTGGCCGTCGTGTTGTCTATCCGTCCCGATGGTCCCCCTGGCGCGTCGTGTTTCTATTGCTACTCCTTTTGCTGGCATGGCTCTGTTCATTTGCGCGAGGCCAGCAGGTGGCCATCTCTCGCGAGGCCGCCAAGGAACAACTTGGCTATGAACTGTTCTTTGATGCTGGCGTGCTATCGCTCCAAGGGACGGTAAGCTGCGCGACGTGCCATAATCCGGATCCGCTCAAAGGCTGGTCCGATGGCTTAAAGGTGGCGGTTGGTGCCCGCAACACGTCCGGAGCGAGGCTCGGGCTGGTCGGCGTGCGCAACACGCCGTCGATAATCGGCGCCGGCCGGCGTAAGGACAAACTCCAAGATCGCGATGGCCGGGCCCGGTCACTCTATGCGCAGACTCTTCAAGCGGTAACCGATCCGCTGGTGTGCGGCATGCCAAGCGTCGCGGCCGTGGTGGAACGGATCAACTTGCGGCCGCGATATCGGTATCTGGCCTCGATCGCCTATGGCACGCTGGGAATCACTGAGGCACAGCTGCGCGAATGCTTGGTGGCCTTCGTCTCATCGATCGACAGCCGCGACTTGCCGGCGGACAAGCTCTACCGGGGCGAAGAGACCGGCCTGCCGGACAGCGCCATCCGCGGCTGGCAGGTGTTTCAAATCCACTGCATCGAATGCCACGATCCTGAAAATGCCTGGCAAAACGACAAATTCCACAATCTCGGGATCTCCGCGCGCTCGAGGTCGACCGACACAGGGCGTGGCGCGGTAACCCAGGACCCACGCGACAACTTCAAGTTCCGGACGCCGAGCCTGATCGAATTCCCACGCACGCCGCCGTACATGCACGACGGATCGCTCAAGACGATCGAGGAAGTCGTTGGCTACTTTCAATTTGGCGGCCGGTTCTCCGTGAACGGCCAGGTCTTTCGCGCTAACGGCATTGATCCATCGGTGGCCAAGATCACTTTCACCAACGCTGAGGCCGCCGACCTGGTTGATTTCCTGACGCTCGGTTTCCAAAACTCGCCTGACAAATACCCCTTTCGCCCTAACCCGCACGAGGCAAGACCATGAAAAAACGTGCTGCGATGTACCTCACGGCCGGACTGTGCATTTGCCTCGCGATTGGCGCCGGGGCCGATGTGGCTGATCTACAGCCGGAAACTACCAAAGGAAATGCTCCGCCTTTGGCGCCCGTGCTGCCGGTCAGAAATCAGACTGCAGCCCCAGCGATCAGGCTCAAAGCGCCGAAGGCCGTTGAAGAGCACAACATCGTCACGGTCGAAATTGAAAATGCGGGCGGACCGGTGCGCGATTGGGATGTGATGGTATCCCCCGACCCAGGGGAAAATAACACGATCCTCGACGGGGAGCATCATCGCGTGCGATTCACTGGCGCGCCGGGTGTTTACACGATCCGGGTGATGGCCACAGGGGTAGCAAAGGGTTTCTCGCGCCAAGAAATCTGGGTCGGGATCGTCGAAAAGCCGCGCATGGTTACCGACCACGCGCCCGCAGAGTCAGCCTCCGATCCGGCCACACTGATACGGCGTTGGGCCGAATGCGTGCCCAGTGCGAACCGTCAGGTGGAGCAAACTTCGATCGCGGAAGCGGCGCTCGAGGTCGCCAAGGCGATCCGCGAGGGAAGAAAATCGCCCGCGCGAGCCGTTGACGATTGGTCGGTCGCTGCCTCTTTCAAACTCGGCCCGGCGCTGGCGCCATGGCTCGGCGTGACCAATGGAAAATCGTTTTTCCAAAACTGTCGCGACTTGTTCGCGGATGCGGCCACGGCCGGCGGAGAATCTAGGGGTGGACCGAGTGAGGCGGCTTTACTAGAACACGTCGCCAGTGTCCTCCAGGGCAACAAGTGACCGGTCAACTCTATCTCGAAAGGACGGTGATCTCATGCGTGGTCTGTTGATGGATCTTTGTGCTGTGGCAATCGTCAGCCTGGGATTCTCGGCCCCCGCGGAAGCCGCTTTGTTCGGCCGCCGGGCTCCGATGATGAACTGCAACGTCAACCAAGCCGCGCCGGTGCAAGCCACCGCGCAGAACTTGACGCCGACCCTCGCCGCGCGAACGTATTCGCCCCTGCCGGCCACGGCTGACGTGCCGCAGATGCAAATCGCCAAGCGCACCAAAACCGGCGTCAGCCTGAAAGCGCTGCTGGCGATCCAGGCCAATACTCCGGCGCTGAGCAACGTCGCCGCGAAGTAAGCTCAAACGCTCGTACAAACCCTTGTTGCGCGCCCACGGCGATCTCTCAAAAAGGTCGCCGTGGGCATTGTTCGTTACCTGTCCGCCGCCAACTATTTAGGAGAGTTCCCCATCATGGGAAATGAAAAGAAACGCCTCAATGTGTTGTTCGCCCTCGTGGCCGTCGCGATGCTGTTCATGGCCTTAGCGCCGACCTTCGCAATCGCCTGTGACGGGCAAGTCGTTCAAAAGCCCGTGATTCAGCCCGCGGTGCCCGCGGTCGATCCGTGCGTGGTTCCTGGTCCCCAGGCTTTCGCGCCGGTGGTATCCCAGTTCCAGGCCGTGCAAGCAGCCGCTGTACCGGTGACCAGCTTCATGCAGGTGACTCAGGCCGTTCCGGTCTTCCAGACTGCGACCGTCACGTCCGCTGTCCCTGTTGCTGCTGCCTTGCCCGCGGTAACCACCTTTGCTGCCACGCCCGTCCTGGCCGCTACCCCGGTGAGTTGTCGACCGCATCTGTTTGGACGGCGAAATTGCGCAGCGGCTGTCACGTCGGCGGCCGTCGTCACTGCCGCGGCTCCCGTGGCCGTTCCTACGGCCGTATTGGCCCCACAGCGGCAAACGATCCGCAGTCGGCAAGTTATCCGTACCAACTAGCAAACTGCTGTCGGTAAGCGTCGGTAGTCCCCAGACGCCGAATTAGGGCAATCACCATGCAGCACGAAATACCCCAGCACCTGGCTTTAGCGTTCGGGTCCAAAAGCCTTCCGCTGCAGCTACCTGCTGGGTATTTCGATGCTGATCTCTATCCGCTGTACCGCAACGCGATGCAGTCGGGCGCAACGCAGGACGGCGTCACGGTCATTTTCGCTCAGGTCCTGCGCAATCAACTTCGCGTTTCCAAACCCCAACAACCGGGCCCCGTAGCCCGGTTTTCTTTTTTACCGTTGGAGCAAATCAACATGGGCAAATATACGATCGGCGACAATCAGTATCAGGACGTGGGGCTGACCCCCTTGGATGCGGCAGGGCTGCCGACAACCGAACCGAACGCCTTGACCTTCACGTCGAGTGACCCGTCGATTGTGACGGTCGGCAACGCTCTCGACGCCGGCGGCGCGGCCATTCCGCTGGCCGTGCGCTGTGCCGCGGCTCAACCACCGAAGCTCGGGGCCGTCACGATCACGGTGAGCGATGGCAAGGCCACCGGTGCGTTCACGGTCGAGGTCGTGGCTGGCGCAGTTGCCAGCTTCGGCGACGCGCCGCTTGGCACGCCGCAAGACCTGCCGGCAGGGAACGCTTAGGATTCTCCGGAGTGCGTGGCGAGTGATACGCCAGGTAACGCAGCCCGGCGCCGTGTTGGAAGATCGCGGCGCCGGGCGTTTTCATAACCATCGAGGGCGACATGGAAACGTCATCGGTCCTTCCCGTCTTGGCTATCGTCCTCACGATCGCCGGCCTTGCCGTCACGGTGTTCACAGCAGCCATCAAGGTCTCCAATCGCATTGGCGAGTGGAAAGGCTCTAACGAGAGCCAATTAGAGGCCGTCAATAAGACGCTGGTCCGCATCGAAGACGGCAACGACAAAATGCTCGCGCAGATCGACAAGCTGTGGAACCATCACGGCGAGCTGGATAAGAAGGTGCATGAACAGTCCCGCGAGATCGCCGTGCTACAGGAGCGGGTCAAACAGCCCTGCCCAGCGAGGCGAGGCCAGGGCGAGGCATAATCGCCCCCTGGATCCCGTCCATTCTGCCGCCTCTTTGGCAGACTGATCCTGCGCATCTTATCTTGCCGCCGCTGCGGCTTGCGCGGGAGAATATGCCTATAGCTTTACTTTCTAGGCAAGGTACCGCACATGCTTTCTACGGATGACCGGCACAAGCTGGCGTTGATTCGGGAGTCCATTCCTCGACTCGTCGCTGACATCGAACAAGTTCTTACTGCAACGAACGGCAAGCCCATTGCCGGATCGACGGCGCAAACCGAAGCCCAGGCTTCTGTAGGCATGTCCCAGGTGATGGCAGGGATTTCTATCGCGTCGACATTGATCCATTCCGCAATTGATCACCTGACTGCGTTCTGTCGCACCGCAAACGAACCACCGCTTCAGATGGCATGCTGGACGTGCGCCAGGGGCGTTGTAGAGTCATCAGCACTTGGCGCGTGGATCATGAATCCAGCACTGTCGGCAATGGCACGAGCAAGCCTCGTCTTCTCGATAAGGAATGACGCGCTGGTGGAGCATAACAAATTTGCGGTTTCAGCCAAGGATCCAAACCATAACCCGAATTGGGTCAAGAATAAACTCGTAGAACTTCAAGCGGAAGCGACCGCAATAGGCTGTAGCATTCCCAAGAAAAGAATGCCGTTTACCGCAATTAGCAACGAAGTGTTTGGAAGCGAGCTGGACTATCGCCTGCTCTCAGGCGTTGCCCACGGGCAAATCTGGGCAACGCTTGCTGTCGTTTACAAAGAGACAGGCCAAGTGGTTGATCATGATGGAATGCTGTCGGGAGTTATCGAACAAAAGGATGACGCAGGAAACCATTGCCTTCTAGTGATCACCGCAGTCATGGCAATATCGACAGTAATAAAACGCTTCTTGGTGTATGGCGGCCACGAAACGGCCCAGGCCATTGCGGCATTTGATCGGCTCGCCGACGCGTTGGGATTCGATCCAGACTGCCGGCCGTGGAGAGGAGATGATCCCTGAGTGGCCATCTCTTAAATGATCATGCCTTGCCAAGAACATAGCCTCCCGTGATTTAAAAAGGACAGTAACAGATGCCGATGACTGATTCAGATAGAATGTCAATGGTATGTCAGGCCCTTGTTCGCTTCTGGAGCGACGTCAAGGACTTTGTTCAAGAGCACGGCATGCAGCCAACAAACGGCTCAATTCATGCAACTGACCTCGCTTCAGAGCGCGGAGATCTCATTGTTTCTGCTATAGCCGTTGCGCGATTTCAAATTGAGCTGAGCGCCGACCATCTATCAGCAATCTCTAAAGTGTTGACTCCACCAATAGATGGATTGGCGTATGCCACGATCGCGCGATCAATGCTCGAGTCATGTGCTTTGGCCTCATGGCTCGTCGATCCTTCCATTGCTATCGAGAAGCGAATCAAACGCTACCTTGCGGTAAGGTTCAATGGGCTAGTCGAGTTTCTTAAGTATTCAGAAGCAAAGAACAATCCTACGGATCAGTCTGAGTTTATCGTCGCCAAACAAGAACAACTTGCCACTGTTGCACAATCGTTTGGGTGCCAGATCACGAGAGATAAAAAAGGGGTGATTAAAGCAATTGGCGTTCCGCAATACTCAGCAACATCCGTAATTGGCGATGAATTAGGCGAAGCGCTGGAGTATCGAAATCTGTCAGCAGTTGCTCACGGACATTCCTGGGCAATTCACAAGCTCTGCTACCAACGAGTTGATGAACTCGAGATCGCGATCGGCGGAAATGAGGCAATCGCAATAATTAAGACATTCAATGCGATGCACGCTCACAATATTGCTGCCACCGCATTTACGTCGATGTCAAAGCCATTATGGAATATGTCGCTCTACTCCGGGTGGGACCAGCGAAATCTTAAAGAAATCATCGAGCGTGCCGCAAATAGCCTGGGCGTCAAGCAGGAATGCCGTTTTTGGAATCTCCAAGTTTAACTACATGCCGAACCATCTCCATTACCCTAGCCCGCCTGTGCTTCAAGCTCCAGCAGCCGGCGGAGTTCATCGTCGACCTTCTTTTCCAGCCGCTTCGATTCGACCAAGGTGGTCTTGTTCCTGGTCTGGAAATAGAGCTTTTGCGTGTACCGCATGTCGAACACGAGCTTGATGAAATCGTCGTGGGTCATGGTTGAATCCTTCGGACAAAGTTTCGGCTGGTGATCACTCGGAAGCCATCTTCAAATTGAACGAGCGCTGAGTTCATCTTGCCCCGCGCCAGCACATGGCACGTCTGACCAAATCGCTCTGGCAGCTTGGTTCGCACGCGCCAGCGGTAAAGTTTATCGTCGGCCATTCGGTCACACTTCCCAGCCAGCGATCGCCACGTCGAGTTCGGGCGCGTCACCGAAAAAGATGACTGGAACCGTCCACGGCTCCGAACTGTGGATTGGACCAACCTTGTCGCGCGGAGCATACTGCCGCATGATTCGCGTGATTTCGGTTATGGCCGCGTCCAATTCGTCCTCTTGTTCCTCGGTCAACTCTTCCAACAGCGTCAGACGTATCTGCGCTGGGCTGAGCTGCGGGATCAGGTGCAAATGCTCGCTGAGTCGTGTGCATCGTCGTCTCATGGGAAAACCCTCCGTGGAATGTTTGGCTCTTGCTACCGCTGGGCCTTCATGGCTTCAAGGTTGACTTTCTCTATGCCAGATTGTCGGGGAAGAGAATCGAAGTCGGTGCCACATTTCCACGATCGCGCTTGATCAGCCCAAGAGTCGAAAGCGGCCCGATCAAGTTGGAGAAGTATCCGCCCGTATGGTCAACGCCAATTTCCGCGCCAATCTGTTCGGTCGTCATTTCCTCGCCGGCATGCGCAATCATCACGTTCAGTATCTCGACCGATTTTCCCGCCGCTGATTTGAGCTTGCGCAGGCGGCCGCGCAGCATTTCGTGATAGTCGTCTAGCGTGGCGACGTCTTCCATTGGCTGAGCCAGCGCGCGTCCGGCGTCGGTCAGGCAGAGACATCCGCGGCTCCGGGTCACGAGACCATTGGTCGATAGCGGCCCAACGAGATTCGAAAAATAGCCACCGGTGGTATCGATAAGTGCCACCGCGCCAAGCTGAATGTTCGACGGCTCGCGGATCTCGATCGATTCCAGCCAAGCCAACGAATCGACGATGCGCTGCTGGGCCTTATTGAGATTAAACCCGTCTGGGCGAATTGCTGCAGCAGGCTCAGTAATAGGCCGCGCGGCCGGCCGCGTAATTGCCGGGGCTTGCCGCGCGGACTGGACGACTTTGGGCGGACTGACCGAAACTGGGCCAAGGGCTTCGCCGTTCAGATGCGCGAGCTTTGCCGCTTTGATCAGCAGATCATCTACCTTGGCAAGCCGGCTCTCACGGTCACACACGGCCTCGCGCAATTGCTTGATCTCGGCTTGAGCCGCCTGGCGGCCGCGCTGCTCGCCGCGGCTCTCGGCCGACTCGAGCGCTTTGGGGTCGCTCCCCTGCCCTTTCAGCTGCTTCTGAAGCTCGGCAATCTGCTTGCGCAATTCCTTGGGGTCGTTGGCCTTGGCCTCTTCCACAGTGGCGGCCATTTGTTTGGCCACGCGTACCAGATCGACGTCGGCCAGCCGCTTGGGCTCCCGGCGGGCTTCGCCGGCCTTGGGGGTCTGGCTGCTATCAAAGGTCGATCGAGCCGAGACATGCACCTTTTTGAGCAGTTTGAGCCACGAGGGGCTATAGAACCACGCGTCGCCGCGCTCGAGGCTGGTCAGCGACTTCATGATCGCCTCGCGTTCCTCTGGCGTGCCGTGGTATTTGATCCATTCGTCGATCGCCTTGAGGTCGTGCGGGCCCGTCGTCTGCATCGCGACTAAGCATTCGGTCTGGGTCAGCACCGATTTATTCAGGACGGCGGACCGCTGCGTAATGAGCGTGACACCGATCCCCTTGGCACGGCCGCGGCGGACGATGTTTTGCATGGCGCCCAAGCAGGCAGCCCCGGGCCCACCGCTGGGCGATTGCGGCGCGAACTCGTCGGCCTCGTCCACGAACCAGTGGATCGCCTCGCGATTGGTCTTGTAAAACTGGGTCGCGAAATCGGCTACGAACCGCCGCATGTCGTTTTCGCCGAAGCCAAACAGGTCCAGAATGACTGGCTGCCGTTCTCGGACCACGAAATCGGCCACGAGCTTGCCGCCGGTCGGCTGGAGCGGCACGTCCGCATGCTCGCCGCCAAAGATGATCACTGGGTAACCAGGGCCCTTGCCGTCGGAGCTCGAGCGCAGCCCCCACCACACGCCCAGCGGATCCAGCACCACGATCGGATAGCCGCATTCCAGCATGCGTTCGGCTAGCACGACGGCAGTGTTTGTCTTGCCCGAGCCGCGGCGGCCAAGGATGGAAATGGCCTGGGTGATGGTCTCCACAGGCAGTGATAGGTCTTTGCTGATCTTGAATTTGTTCATGGTCAATTGTCCTCCGCAAGTGCTTTGATGATGGCCGTGGCGGTCTTCTGAGAGACTGCATTGCCGATCTGCTTTTTCTGCTCGGTCTCCGTGCCGTGCAGGTAATAGTCCGCCTCAAACCCCTGGGCCGCCGCCAGTTCTCGCACGGAAAACATGCGATAGCCGATGTCGAATATCCCGAGATCATCCATGGCGCGGACCAGCGCCAGGCCATAGCGGTCTCGCGTGGTCACAGTGTCCAACGGCTCGAGGACCGATCGGGCCTTGCCAGTGCCGTAGTATTTCGTGATGAACGGAACGCATAGATGGCCCGCGCCGCGTGGCGTCACGGTGGGGAATGGCGCCATGACGTCATGCGTTCTTGGTATTTGTCCATCGCGCTCGCCGAAGTTGGGAACGATGAAGGGAACGCACAAACCAAGATGATTTCCACCAGCCGTGATCGTTGGGGCAGGTTTGTGAATCGAATTCGCTTTGCCCGTGCCACGCAGCTTCACAAGGAAAGGTTCTACCCATTCAGGCCGGCAGAATTTGCGCACGCCATATACGATGCGGTCGATCGAGTTGGACACCAGCGGCCGTTTACGGCCGAAGATCGAAGGCAACGGCAGTGACCAATCGATGATCGTGGCGGCTGCAACCCATTCGCTCGGCAAGTGCGATGGTCGCGGCCAGTTGATGGGCTTTGTCGTCTTCCCACGGCGTGCAATCACGAACAGTCTGATACGGCTCTGAGCTTCGCCAAAGTTCGCAGCGTTCAGCTTTTGCCACTCGACGTGGTAGCCGCACGCCCGCAACGCCTGGATCCATGCTTGAAATATTTCTCCCTCCCGCTCTTTGATCTTGCGGCCATTCCGATCGACCGGCCCCCATGCCTCGAATTCCTTGACGTTCTCGATCACGATCCATTTCGGTCGATTGGCTTCTGCCCAGCGCACGACGCACCACGCGGTCGCGCGGCGTTGATCCAAAATTGGCCGTCCGCCGCGGGCAATCGAATGCCCGACGCATTCAGGGCTGGCAAGAACCATGTTGATACCAAAGTCGTCGAAGTCGCTCGGATTGACATGATCCACTGAAGCGCACACATGCCGCACGTGAGGATGATTCTCTCGATGGGTGGCCACGGCCGGCCGCCAATGATTTATGGCCACCACGCCGCGGGCATAGCCGGACTTCTCCGCGCCGCTGGTAAAACCGCCAGCGCCACAGAACAGATCGGCGAATTTGAACTTGGGGTCTTTTTGGATCATCTAACGCTTCCTTGCCTTCCGGCGTTTGCCCAACTGGCGGGTCATTTCTTTCGCGTAGAACAGCAGCATTTCTCGAAACTTGAAAACACGTTTGTCGGCCTTGGCCCGGCGGGTCATGTCCGCGGCGTCCAGCTTGCCGGCTTGCATTGCATTGAGCAGGGGTATTTGCAGATCAACGCCATTGCCGGTCTTGAGCAGCATCATCACGGCGCCCGCGCAGGCCTTAGTCCGTCCGTCCCAGTTGCGCGGCCCGTCGCACTTCGGCCGGCGGTCGGTCTTGTGACAGGTATGGGCGAAAGTGTGATCCGCGATCGCCTCGGCATAGTCCGGCAGATGAGCGGCAACGCCCTCGTGGAACGGCGACGTGCGCAAAAACGGGCAATCGTTACAGGGCGACTTGAGGTCCCAATCGATGTCCGAAGCCAACAGCACGTTGCCCGGGTCGACCGACTCGAGCGCGGCCCGCAAGACAGGCTCGGGGATCGGGATGATTTCGACAGGTTTCATAACAAGCTCCTTAAAAAGTCAGGCGGCAGGAATTGCACCTGCTACTCTTGCACAGCCTCAGTTCAGTCCGGGCGTCCCCGGCCCTCTAAGTCGGTCCATTTTTCCCGCTGGCTGTGCCCGGCTTTGGCGGCCGGTGCGTGTCACTGTCCACGCCGCGCCTGTCGTGTTCGACCATTTTGTTGAGGTCAACGAAATGGTTCGCCAGGTGGCCCAATTTCTGCCAGTAAGTCACGGCATGGCACCCAGCGCAGAACGTCGCCCCATTCGTAGTGAGACGGATAATCTTTTCCAGCCAAATAGATCGCCCCGCTTTTCCCAAGTGCAGCGATAACGCACTCGTGCGGCTGGTCGAATGGCCTTCCGAGCGACACGACCATCAAGCAAACGAGACCAACCGGCGGCGGGACCGAATTTCTCGGATCTCTCCATTCGATGATCTGTCGCGTCAACATTAATCCATCCTCCATTTCATGGGCCGCCGCTATGAGCGCGAGTCGTCAGCGGCAATCTTTGAAGTCGCGTAATTCTTGCAACTGCTTGCGATACCGAACCGCCAGTCGCGACAGGTAGCCACGCTGCTTTTCGGTTAGCGATCCTTTGCCCTGCTTGGCGTGCATGTCTCGCACGAACCGCTTGTCGTATCCGCCCGGCGCGAATCGGCAGCGATACAGCTTTTCGATCAAGACCCGCTCTTGCTCGGAGATAAACCGTTCGTCGTCCATCATCCATTCCTTTCAGGGTCGCGGGGTAATTGCACTAGGACGGCATTTTGGTGCAAGAGCCTCAATTGCTCTTGGAGTTGAGTGCAAAAAGCGGTTCGCCGGGCGTTGATCAAGTTATTTATCAAGAACGAAGTCTTTTGCTTTTTGGCTTGCCAGCTCCACGGCCATAGACGCTGTAGGCCCGGATTGCTCAAGTCGCGCCCACCTTGGGTAAAATGCCGAATTATTCTCGGCAACACAGCTAAAAATACCGCCGATAGATGATTGCTGGACTCGCACGACCCAACCGGCATTCACAAGATCATCCAATGGCGCAAACCCACAATTGGCCGACGCGATTGAGTGCGAGCACTGTTCAAGACGATTCAACAGCCAATAAATGTCACGCTTTCTCACGTGGATGCCAGGACCTCGGTTGTCGCTGAGTATCCGCTTCATCCTTATGCGATCTTCTTCAGATAGCATCGTCTCTCCCTTCCAGGTTCGCCGGGCGTTGTGGGTTTGCTGTTATCCGTTCCAGATGTTGTTGACGTGTTCCACTCGTTTCCGCTTGCGATGCCAGCGAACGTCACGCAGGAACGCAGCTCGCGTCATCGGCTTGGCCATCTTCGATTGCACGTCAAAGCAATCCTGACAGGCCGGAGCGCCGCCCAATTCGCCTTGATAGTCGTTGTGCAATACCAAGTCCTCATACACGGGGATTCCGTGATTCAGGCCAGTCGCATCTCCGCCACAGCCAAAGCAGGTGGCCGGATGCGACTGCATGTTGATCGTTGTGACGGACATTTTGTAGCTCCTACTGCGGCCAGATTTGATCCAGCGGCAATTCAAAGAACTTCTGTATCTTCCGCATAGACGACAGCGTGACTTCGGCACCGTTTTCGATCGCATGCAATCCGGCGCACGACAGACCGGTATGGTCCGCGATGTCCTTGATCGTCAGCCGAAGGCCATGCCGCAGCTTGCGAATCTCACACCGATGGACGGTAGACCTCGCAGCCTTGAGAGATCGTGGCTTTTTCTTGGCGGCTATTTTTTCTGCTGGGCTTGCCATGCTTTCCCCTTCCGGTTCGTCGGGCGTCAGTTATCTCTAGGATTGACCAGCACCATCGCATCGAAGCCGCACTTATTGCATTCCCAGCCGGTATCTAATTCGCCGCCACACTTTGGACAGATGTCCTGCTTGGCCAATTCGATAGCTCGATTCAACTCTGCAAGCTGGTCGCGTTCCTTCGGCGTGATGGCCATCGCCTCTCCCTCCCCCGGTTCGCCGGGCGTTGTGGGTTGCTGTTAATGCACGCACTTCCATCCCATTTCCTGGACGACCTTGCGGGCGGCACGAATTGCACCACGGCGACTAGCGTAATCTCTCCCTCCTGGCGGAATGCAAATCGCGAGACAACGGCCATTGATATTCCGCGCCCTAATCGACCATCCGTGCCTTGTTGCACCCGACCAGATACTGATGATGCATCGCACCTTGCAGGCCATACTTAGTCCTTTATTCGATTAACAGCTTTTAAAAACGCCATCCGTAAGGTAGCCGTGCCAATGTTCTTTGCCGTCTACGTCAAAGATTCTGATGCTCGGTGTTGTTGTTGGTTTTTCAAGGTCGCCGTTCCACGACCACGGTTCCTTTTCTGGTGCAGCCGGGTCTCTTGCGACGCGAATCCCAGCACGAATGCCGCATCCACATGGGCATCGAAAAGTTAGATATGCAGTTGGCCCATCAGGATTGCTGGCAGTACCAGACCACAAGCCGTCGCCAGGATCATTGCAGTCGTAAAAATTCGTGACTCGCTTAAATCGTGCCATGTAGTTTTCTCCTTCGTGCCATTTCACCCGCCTCGGTTCACGCGGGGCGGGGTTGCGGGGTTAGTTCACGGCCTCGTATTTCATGGAAAAGATTTCGCGCTTGCAGGGGTAAATCTCTCCTTTCAGACCAGTGATAAGCAGGTCGTCACGGCCCATCTTCATGATGCCTTCTAGCGTCGGTATCAGGTAGCAATCGTCGTTCTCGTGCGTGATCGACCAAATGTGGTGGTTAGCATTTCCTTTGTCATCAACGTGGACGGTGGCGTAATCGAATGACCACGGCATCCCGTTGACAATGTTCGCTCCGTGGTCTCGCCCATACTGGACAAGCTCATCAAACGTGATTGCCCCAATCTCGCAGGGCTTTGTTCTAAATCGTGCCATGTCGTTTTCTCCTTTGTTTGGATATTCCCCCAGGCCTCGGTCTACAAGTGGTGGGATTGCTGGTCTAAAGTTTTACGGAGCTACCGACGCGGTCGCTCACTTCGTTGAACTTCTCGACAACGGCCTCTCCAAGATCAACGCCGATCTGAAACGCGAGAAGGTCAAGATATGTCGCGATGTCAGCCAGCTCGCGTCGCGCCAAACGATGGAACTCCTGTAAGTCGATGTCGCCGCGCTCAAACTTTTTTCGGATGTTCGCGTATTCACCGACTTCGCCGGCCATCGCCTGAAACCATTGCGACGGAGACCAGTCAGATCCATCTTTTTTCGTGTGTGCTGTTGCGCCTTGGGAGTTTTTGAATTCCGGTAGCCTGCGGAGGTTCGCAGAGCGTAATTCACCGAACGAAAGTTGTGACGTAGATGCCATGTCGTTCTCTCCTTCATCAGTTATTGCCACGCGGACGGTGGCGGGGTTAGTTGCGTCGCGGATCAACCGGCTTCATAAACATCACGATCCGCTTTTCCGCCGGAATCATTTCAATGACCTGCTGCAATGTCGGTGGCCCGCCAACACCATGAAGTTCAGCAATCAGGCCGTCATAGTTTTTGACTAATTCGAAATCGAACACTGGCCGACCTAGGGCTTCTCTAACCGCCTCCAAAAACACGCCGAAAGGCATGCACATCTCAACAGTGTTCAATTGAAACTCTGCCCGCTGCCGATACGTCATGTCTTTCCAAAACTCCGAATCATGCAGGGCGATCGCCTGCTCTTTGCCGATACTGTTTTTAGGTTGCATGGTGTGGTCGTTTCTTCTTAGAGGCACGGATAACGAGTTCGCATAACTGAATCGGAACCGCCCGGGGCCTGGCCTGGGGCAGGAAGTTCGATCGGTTCTTATTGATCCATTCAACGGCCTCGTATCGCCCCACAAATAGCCGCGGCACGTTCGGCGACTGAATAACCTCGGCAAAGGTGCCGTTGGCGAACTTTACGGCGTAGTACCTCTTGTTGACCCGCATGATCCGCGCTCCATCGATCGATTTCTGGGACTGACTACTTCTGACTGGTCCCCTCGACGCCTCGGGCCAAGCGCTCGCGCGTGCGATGATGCAGCCAGTGGATCGCCGCCTGGACGTGGCGCCATGCCATCTCGTTCTCTGGAGTGGCGAACTCACCGGCCTGAAAACCGTTCAAGCGATCCGACACGATCGCCAACAAAGCTTCATTCGAGATGCCGTTGACGCCGACCTCTTGAATCGGACCCTCCTGGAACTTGATCACGGTGGGGTTATGCTCACCCAGATGTTCGTTATCCCCCCAGCCGATCTCGTAAAGATGATTGGCATTCCCCGGGCCGCGACGATCCAGCACTGTGATGTTGAGCGCTTCATTGAGACCACTCAGTTTGTGTTCGGTCAGCTTTCGCATGGCAGGATTCCTTCCGGTTAGAGTTACAACTACTTCTCGAATCATTTGTCACGGGCCAGCGGCATCACGACATAGCCGTACCCGTCATCCGTCGTCAGCACCGCGGCGCTGTCTGAGTCTTTCAATTCCAAGGCCACCATCTTTTGCGGATCCAGTACCTTGAGAAAATCTGCCAGGTAACGAGGATCGAGCGAGATTGACAGAGGCGGACCGTCGTAGACGATCGGCAGTTCGACGCGAGCCTGTCCTAGCTCGGGCGCTTGGCCCGCGAGAAGCAGGACACCGCCGCCGAACTTGAAGTCGATGCCGCGGCTTTCCTCGCTGGTGACAATCGCGGCCTGCCGAATGGCGGCATGAAACGGACCGATTGCCAGGTCGATCGTTATGGCCTGACGCTTAGGAAAGACGTCCCGCCATTTTGGAAATCGACCTTCGACCAAGCGAGATGAGATGGTGACCTTGGGGCTGTGCAATAAGACGCTGTTCAGTGTCGCTGTCAATTGAACGTCGGCATCATCGTCGGCCAATGCCCTGCCAATCAATTGCATGGCCTTCGCCGGAACGATGCCAAGGATCGGCTCTTCAGTTACTTCGCCGGTTGCCGGCACGGTCATCTTTGCCAAGCGCCGGCCATCGGTGCCGACTCCAATCAGCGCCCCCTTGTCGCATTCCAAGAGGATTCCGCCCAGAGCGTAGCGACTGCTCTCGGTGTCCGTCGCAAAGAGCGTGCGGCGGATCACTTCACGCAGCCGTCGAGCAGGCACAGTCAGCGCCTTCTTCTCGGGAAACTCAGGTACGGTGGGATAGTCTTGCGGATCCTCGCTGGGAAGCTTGAACTCGCTGCGTTCGCCGCAGATCACGATGCCGCCCTTTTTGCCGGTTTCAATGGTCAGCATCTCGTCGCTGCTTTCGCGCAAAATGGCGCCAAACCGAGCAGACGATAGCAGCGCCGCGCCGTGACCGTGGCAATCAACGCCATCGACTTCAATGCGGATACTGAGTTCCATGTCCGTGGCCATCATCACGGCTTTGTCGTCTGAGACTTCCAGCTTGACGCTGAGAAGCACGGGCTTGCTGCTGCGATGTGGCACTACGGCCGCGGCTGCGTGAAATGCGGCCAGCAATGGCTCGCGTTTACAGGTCACTTTCATATCAACGGTTTCCTTCAGGGGATGGTTATTCTTGGGTCACGCCGAATCGATCGACGGTATAAATTGCCGTGATGGAGGTAGTGGGAATTCTCCAGTACCTACCGTTATCGATCTTGAAGATCATGAACCGGACATTGCTTCCCGGGTGCGGAGACACGAAGCCAAAGAACTGCCCCTTAAATGCAGCCGGATCCGCCGCTCCCTCTGGAGCGTAGTGAACCTCGTAGGTCCGGAACGTCATCAAATCGTCAAATGGCACGGTCATGATGGTTTCCTGGCGCGGCGAGATTTCTTTGCAGATGGTTGCACGAGCTCGTTATCGCCAATCTCGCCTGCAAGCTCGGGGTTGATCGGAGTAGGCTTGGCCGGCGTATCGAACGCAGCATCGATAATCAAAGAAATGCTTTGGTCGCCGAATTTGCGAATCTGCGATTTACAGAATTCGATCCGACCAGAGAACAAGACCAGCAATTCATCAGGCGCGCGACGGTATGCCGGGACATCCTTTTGAGTTGCGATATATTCTTCGAGGGATTCCGCATAAAGGCTGAGCGCAGCGATAAGCGTGTCGAGTTGAGGTTCTGTGTACTTGGTCATTCCGATTCCTTTGCTGACAATTCAGCCGCAATCATGGCGTCCGCCCATTTCAAAGCCTCCTTGCACACACGAAGACGAAAACGGTCCAGCTTGATTTGTTTTTCCAGATCAGCGAGCACAACGCCTTGGGAGTCCTCGTCGCCCCACAGCATCACTAACTGCGGCAAGACCTGCGCCGCGTAATACTGACGAAGCGACATGCCTGGATGTGGCCCTGCGCCATAGTCTTGCAAATTCATAAGGCCGCCATCGATCTGCGCGACGATGGAAGATTTCGCTGGGAACGCCGGACCGCCGTCGTTTGTAGATGCCATCGATTGTTTCCTTTGGGCTAGAAGTCAGTGCCGAATGCTTAGGCCAACTCAAAAGCCTGGCCCGTCGTCATCCATGTCGTCGGCGTCGAGTAATGGTCTTGGCAGTGCGGGCTGGGTCTTCGGCATTTCATAAGCTGATACCGGCCGCACTTGGATCGACGCCGCCACGCCACGCGCGATCTCTTCGGTGACAACCGTCATGCGGTAGATCGAGGATGCGCCAAGGAACGTTGTGAACGCAGCAATCCCATTGTTCTCGGGCACGTCGACGCGAAGCATGTTCGCACCACCAAGAGCCTGCTCCGTGACAAAGCCGGCCAAACGCTGGTGCCCCATGATTTCGATCACACACCAATTCTCGAACGCATTGCTTTCGCCACTCATCGTTTTGCTCCCATGAATTGCTCAAATAGGGATAATTGAACCGCCGCAGGGGCCGGAGATGGTACCGGCGGACGCGGCTTCATCGGCTTTATCACGATCGGCGGCGCGGTGGGCTCGGCGCAAATCGCTGAAGGCGCTGCCACCGGCGCTGGTGCGGAATGCACGATCTTGTCCCATTGCCGCTTGGCATCGAGATCGTCAATCTTGTTCACCAGGCTCTTGGCCAGCGCCATGGCCATCGACTCGCCGTCATCGGCAAGTGCTGCCAGGCCCTCGGCCGAGAACTTGCCCTGCAACGCTTTGGCGGCCGCCATCTTCTTACCCATGAGCGCCATCGCTCGGGCCTGCATTGTCTCGGCGTAATAGAAAAAGAACGTGCGGCACTCTTTGGTCTGAGCTAGCCGCCAATGCCGCAGCGATGCTTGCCAGAGTGTAAAGAGGCTGTATCCGGTCTGGTAAAAGATCAGCGAACAGAAGTTGTGCGAGCCGCCCTTGTCGAACAGGTCCAAGCCGGTTTCGACCAATTGCGGATGCGATAGGATCACATCGTTCTGGCGGCCGTGGCGAAGGACCCACGCTTCGCGATCTTTGGTGGGGACTTCGTTCGATCGAAGCACCCCCACGCGCAGGCCACGTTCTGATAACAGGCGAGCCAGTCGACCGAGAACATCGCGCTTGTCCGACATGGGCGAAAATACCCAGCACTGCCGGCCTTCCGAATGCTCGCGCAGGACGCAATCGATCAGCGCCTGTTCCTTGGGACGAATGACATCGGTCGCCAAATCCTTGGGTGTGACCACCGGCACCCAGATCTGGGCGTCAGAATCGTCGGCCCTTTCGTAATAGCCGATCTCGCCCCAGCCGTAAGGGCGATCAGGGTATCCCAGGAGTGCCCACACCATTTTCCCGAGCAGGCGCTTGTCGCCTTTGGCAACCATCGGTTTCAGTGCGATGGTCAAAGCGTCTTCAATCGTCCGGTATTGCGAGGACAGTTCCCCATCCATTTCGACCGGAATGACTTGCTCATTGAGCGGCGGCAGGCAATCGCTCATTTCCTCAAGGCCCAAGAATACCGCGGTGCCTATCAGATGGTCGCCGAAGAGCGTCGGAACGACGCCAGGCCGCAGATACTTGGCGGTGCGGGTCGACGAACCGCGGCTGTGGCTATTGCGGGTGCCTTTGGTCTCTTTGGTCGTGATCTTTTTCTCGATCCGTCCATACTTCTCGTTGAACGGCATTTTGTCCGACCATCCATAGCCATCTGCCACCAGGCTCGTCGGGGCAAGCCGAAACAGCAACGGACGCAAATGTTCCGCCATTCCGCCGATGAGCGTTCCGGTCATCGCAATGACCTTGGGTGCTGCTGCGATCAAAGCACCGGCGGCATTGGCCTGAGCCGTATCGCTCCCCTTCTCCTGGTGCGCCTCATCGATCACTAAGTAGTCAAAGAAACCCCTGAGCTTCTTGTGTGCGATTTTGGCGAGCGGCCAGCGATCGTATTGAGCGGTGTAGGTCCACAGCGCATCGCCGCATGCCTCGCAATACAATTGCCGCTTCTGCAAATCTTCCACCTTGATCGGAACAAAGCATTGTTGCTCGTGGTCCTTGACCATGATGGGTTCCGAGCAGCGGATGCAGCATGGGATTCCCTTGGCATGGGTTTGCTCGCGCCACACGCTGCGCCAGCCAGTTCCCAGTTTGGCCACGCTCTGGCTGACGATGAACCACGTCGGAACGTTCGGTGGGTACCGGCGGAGAAATGTCAGGCGGACGGCCGCTGCATAGCTTTCAAGCACTTGGACATTGGCGGCGGGTATCGTTTCCAGAATTTCGCGCTTCCATTTGGCGACCAAGTGTGGTGGCACGAAGGCCAAGGCGCGGTAGCTCCGTCCAACGCTGTGCGCGTGAACGATGGCTTGCGAGCAGAGCGTTTTTCCGACGCCACAATCGCCAACTAGGATCAGCGGTTTCTGCCGGCGCCACGCTTTGACGCAGGCCGTGATGACGTGAGCCTGCGCCGGGTACGCCGGCCGGAGAATGTCCAGGTCCAACGGCTTGTCTCGGCCTGGCACGTGCAGCGGATCGATGGCGGCACTGGCTTGCTTGCCAAGCAGGCTGCCATACAGATCGAGATATTCTTCAAGCGTTTCAGCTTTCACGTCGGACTCCATTCAATTGTTCTAGGTGCATCTTCGCGCTATTCGCCCATCAGCCACTCAAGCGGAGTCTGTTTGGAAAGTCGCGCCTCGCGTTCGATAGCGCTGCGCACTTTCGCCAAAGCCCGGCGCTCGAGCTGCTGAACACGGCATTTCGAGACGCCCAGATGCTTTGCTAGTTCGACATGGGTCATCAAGCCGGCTTGACGGTTGATCTTCGGTGCCATTACGAAATCCCTCGATAAACATTCACTGTCCCACGTCTCGATTCAGGTCCGCCCTTGGTGCGCTTGCCATTCACAGACCGTGCATATCCGTCCCTCACGAGCTTATTGACGATCCGGAGCATGACGGCCTTGGTCTTCTCGATTGAGATTCCCCGGGCTTTGATCTCTCTCCAGATATGTTCCGAAGTAAATTCACCGCCACGCTGAGCGACGGTCACGGCCGCCGGCCAAGCAGTCTCAAAGGCAGCATCTCTTTCCGCTTTCGTTGCTTTCGCGTTCGATTCCGACTCGGCCGCCTTTCTCCTACTCCGCAGCTCCATCACCAAGGATTCGACCGTACCTGCCGGCCATCCTGCCGCGGCCTCTGCCTGTCGCGAGGTCCATAACAGTTGATTCAGTTGGTCATCCGTGACGGGAGTGCATTCCATAGGTCACTCGAATTTCAAAGTTCCTGATTTGATGCCCTCAATCACCGCCGCATCCAAATGGTGGTTCCAAGCGGAGAGGACGGCCGCGTCGCATCGAAAGCAGACCAGCTTGCGAAGCAATTTCTTAGCCAACAGCGATTGAGCAACGGGCGCCGTCCATTCGCGTAGCATCGGTGTGTTGTAACGCGGTCCGGAAAACTGGTTCCACAACGACCTTTGCGAGAAGTTTGGAACCAAGGTCTCATCCGCGGCGATCGCCAACAGGTGCCACGAATCAAACCCAAGCCGGTGTCGATAGACGTTGTACGGTCCTGAAAGCATGTGGGACTCGCGGCCGCATCCCGGCAAATCAACGTTCAGATAATGCGGCTCTTTGCCCTTGATGATCGCGGTCACAGCCTTGGTCGTGGTACCTGGCCCTACTGCCGACAGGATCATCACGTGCGAATAATCAGGGATCGTCTGGTCCACGGCCAAGGCATCCACGTCCATCGACCAGGAAAGCCGCTCGCTGGAAATGTTGCAGCGTCCAAGTTGCTCCATCGCCGTATGGCTCATAGCGAGATCCCTTCCGCTTCTAGGTCCGCTGTCGTGGCATAGCCAAAGTCAGTGAACCGCGCTCCATCGTGAAGTAGTTCTCCCAGGTCGCCCTCGCTGTCGAAGTAAAACAGCCGCATGTCGGCGATATGCAGCTTGGACCAGAGTTGATCCACCACGGCCTCGGCAGCATTGGAGATCGTTGGGTAAACATCCCACGGGCCCAGATCGCGCAGGACGATCGCGGTCTCGCTGGACTTTGCAACTATAAATCGCGGGAGTCTCATGTTTTGCCCCTGGGTGATGGTTTCCTTTTTGGGTCGCCAGGTATTTCTCGGTAGCCAAGGAACCTTCCGCAAACGCCGCACTCGCCGCGCATCCAACCTGGCCGATCAGGGATCGTCCGTTCACGCACATGTTCGATGGGGCAGCGGGTGCAAGATTTCATGGTGCTTCCGGCCACACGTCGCGCTTGTGGCGAAGAAGGGATTGAACAAGTTCGTCAACTTTCTGCGGACTCTCAATCTTGCAAACCAGCGTGTCACCGTTCAGCAGCTCGGCCATCAGCGCCACGTAGGCCGGCGCCAGGGCCGTCGGCGACGAACCAACCGTCCACGACTTCACGCGGCGGCCAAATAGCGGGCCGTCCCCGGGCGTCATCGGCGGTAGGCTGTGCTTGGCCATCGTTACGCCTCGCTGTCGGCAGCAATCAAGTCTTCCAAGTCAGATGTTGCTACGTCGATCGCGTCGCAAATGGCGAGCCATGAGAGCCACGTTGCCATATCGCCGGCGGCCTTCGCTTCGCTCGCCTTGTCTCGCAATTCACTTCGATGAACCACCAAGAGCTGCCTGGCTTCCTCGCGTTCCATTGCTCCACTCCGTTTGAATAAGGATCACTGTTGAGTCAGGGTGACAATTCGCCCATCGGAAGTAGCGACTCGAACGGTGAGCAGGATTCGTTCGCTCATCGTGGTCACAGTCGTGACGGTCCCCTTGGTCTCTTCCGTCTGCTTGTCGGTCTCTTCGGCCACCTTGACCGCAGTGCCACGAACAACATGCGGTACGTCATCTTCCGGCTTGACCAATCCGTCCAAATGCCCGCTGGCCAGCAACAAAGCCAAATGCCCAGCGCCAAGCGCCAACGGTGGCCGTGGTAATTCACGATCGGCCGGCGGCTCCAGCCGGCGACGCAATGGGCTGGCAGCAAGGAGCCGTATCAACTCGGCATCGGTCAGCTTGGTTTTTGTAAAGCGGTTGCCAGGGCCGCGAGCCGTTGGAATTTGATAGGGCTCGGTCGGGGGCGCTCCAACCCAAGCGTGCTTCGACTCTGGACGAGCTTTGTCACGCTTTATGCCAAAGATGATCACTTCGCCATACTTGCGGCATTCAGCAGGAAATGGCCATACGCGGACGCGGTTACACCACGTCATGAATACGCGCTGGACGGCGCCGCTCTTGGCCACCCGCTCCGGGCACACTAGCAACATCAGCCCGCCATTCACCAGCAGGTCCATTCCGCGTCCCAGGAAGTCGAGCTCGACACGCCGGCCACCGCCCAGGGAGTCGTCAAAAGGCGGATTGTTCCAGATTAGGGAGAACGATCCGTGCCGAATGTCGGTTCCAAAAAAGCTGGCAGGTGCCAGCACCTTGGAGCCAGGCAACGTCTCACGCAAACGATCGCCGCGCAGATCTTCTAGTTCGATCGCGAAGAGAGAATCCGGCCGGAGTCCCAGCAATTCCCCAAGGTGTTTGATCGCGTCTCCTTCCCCAGCGCAAGGATCGAGTAAGAAGGCATCCCCGGCAGCGGGTGGAACGAGCCACTTCGCCGCCGCGGAAATCGCCTCGGGCGGGCAGGCGTAGTATCCGCCGATTTTCTGCGCTTCCGGCCTCATTCCAATCTCCCTAAGCGTCCCTTGGCCTTGCCGCTCTTACGGAAAGCGATCAAAGCGCGAAGGATCACATTGTCAGGCATGAGAGTGACACCGGGCCCGCAGAACACGCTGTTGATGTGACGGCAAAAGTGCATGGCGACTTCAGGGTTCACCAGCAGGTCATCGCTCGACTTGATGGTCGGGTCCCACACCTTCAAGCGATTGAAAACGTATTCGCCGAACTCTTTTGGCGCCATCGTCACGCCATATTGTGCGAGGGTATTAGGCTTGGTCATTGTCGCTCCATTCCGCCTTGACCATTTGCGTTCAACTGTCCTTTGGCTTCCGCCACGAGCTGTCGAAGTTCGGGCCAATAAGCTTCAAGTTGATCCACCAAATCTTTGGGGCAGATGTTCATTCCGATATCAAGGCACTTTTCGCATGCGGCCAGTAACTTCGGAGCTGCCTTGATGAGCGGCTTGAACTTCGACGACACGCTCTCGGCAACGAGGTAGCCGCCGTAATAGGCAACGGTCTCTGGTTCGTGTTCTCGGTTCGCTGAGAATTCAAAATCGGTCACGATCGCGTCACCGGGAATTCCGTCGCGCCACTCGCCAAACGCACTTGCCATCTGCTAGCTCCTTGCAACAAGTCGGATCGCGGTTAAAACGAAAGTATGAGGAAAAAGAACACCGCCTTTGGATCCGGTCTCGGAACACAACCGCTCAGGCACGTGGAAGTTTCTCCGGCGCGCCGCCAATGGGCGGACCTCTTCTCGCGTCGCTTTCAACTGGCCTTGGAACATGGCAACTTCTCCGAAGCGGCTGCAGTGCTGGAAAGCGCCAAGACAGAAGATCCAGAGAGCGCGTTTGATCCTTTGGCACTCTCCGTGGACGACCGCTACGACTTGCCGTTGGCCCAAGCGGGCAATCTCAATCTCCGGACCATCAATACCCTGGAAGGGGCGGGACTTTTGACCTATCGCGATCTCGCGCAAAGGTCCGCGGACCAGGTTATGTCCATCCCTCATATTGGCCTTTTGGCGCGCGGTGAGATTGACGCAGCGTTCGCCGCGCTCGGAATTCGCTGGACGCATCGCGACATGACGTTTGATCGCGCTGGCTAGCATTCCGGCCTCCCCTTTCTCGACATGGCGTACCACGCGTGTGGCGTCACTCGCGTGTCCTGGAAGTAAAGCCGAAGGTCTGAGTCGCTCCATATAGTCACGCCCTTACGTTCGCTGACGCGGATTAATGCCACGTTCAGTGGAGCATTCTCCAGGCGGACGAGGTGAAGCTCTGGCAAAGCAATTGGGCTGTTCAAGCGGCACCCCCTTTCGCCTTGGCAATGGCTGCACGAACGGCACCAGTGAGTTGCGAAGGAAGCTCATCGCCTTTCTTGGCTCTCATATCTGCGAATTTGAGGAAGAATTCGCACGCATCGAGCAGGTCAGGCGCGGCGGCAATCAGGCGAGCATTGGCAGCAGGCACCGAATCAGGATTGTCGAACTCTTCGTCAAACTCGATCGACCATGCGTCGGCAATGATGATCGTTCCGCCTTCAGCCGTAATGTGGCTTCCATCAGCGAGATCAAAGTGCCACGGGCCTGGAGTGTGCTGTGCCATCTGATGAATCCCTGCTGAAATACCAGAACGACAACCATCCACCAAAACGCCATTCAATGCGGCGGGCAGGACTCGAACCTGCGACCATCGTGTTAGAACCACGCTGCTCTATCCAACTGAGCTACCGCCGCGAGCCCCCGGCACTTCCGCAGTCGTCACCACGGAGGCCGGGTTGTTTGGGGTAATCCGCAACCGAAGCTGCCACCCCTTGCCGCGTAAGCCGCTTGACCGGTATGCCGTGCGCTGGCCACTCAATACTCACGCACTTCCAAGCAGCTGCTACGCGTTTTATGGAGAGGCTGCTGCGACACGTCTCTAGCTACAGCAGTTGGCCCCCTCCGAACCGGATCAAAATGTTTTGCAAAACCGCCGCCTCACCCTTCAACGATCGAATCCACGTGTTCACGCAGGATCACTGCCGTCTCGCCGTTGCTGACGAAATCTCCGATGATCTTTTGGCCCGAGCAAGCAGCAAAACATCCAAACCCATCGCGGCACAGAAACGGATGATCCGCAGCATTAAACCCTGGTTTGAAGTACGACTGATGAAGCAAGACGGTCTTGCCGGCCAGGTCAGTGTCAGCAGTAACTTTCGTGAGGATCATGGCAATATCCCTGGGGTGTGTTGAACGATAGCCATCCCCGCCCTACGCATTGGGGCGTAAGGCGGAGGGGCCACCGTCCAGATCAAGCGGCAACCGTTGCGTCAGAAATCGATTCGAGGGACAGGCGGTTCGCATCAAGACCGGCCGCGGAATCGAACAGGCCGTGAATCGCTGGAGTCGCCAGCCGCAACGGCTCGACGCGTCCCTTGATGGCCTCGGTAATCGCGTTATATAAACGCCAGAGGGTTGGACCGGCCGAGCGAAATTCCTCATGCCGCGGTGCCTTCCATTCCTGGATTGCCAGCCGCAACTTGGTCACGGGCAACACACCTGCTTCAATGGTCCGCACCAGCAGGTCATTCGCGGTGGCGTTAGCGATCTCGACCTCTTTGTATCGCGCGAATCGCGATTCTTGGGTCCGTCGCAGGTCACCCAGCAATCCGACGGCACCACTCACGAGCCGCGGCAAATCGCGGGCAATTTGTGCGGTGTGCTTGCGGGCGACGCGGACTTCGCCGCTAAAAGCCAGGTTGTCACACACGAATACCCGGCTCCCCAGGCTCAAACCCAAGCAAAACGAGTGGTCATGCGAATTGCGCAGGCCCACGATCAGTGAGTGGTCATTGGCCGCCGCGCCGTCGCCGCCGGCCAGCTCCAGCAGGCCAAAGTAACGCTGGCCTTCGGCAGCTAGTGCATGCGCTTCGCTGGCTATTCCATAGCCGTGATCCCGCAACGAGGAAGTGACCAACTCAATGGCTTCTTTGTGCGGGATCGGCACGAACGAGTCGGTTCGTTCGGGAGTTGCCACGCATTCCACGATTTCGCGGTCCACCGAAAATCCACCACAGTGCAAATACAACTTGCTCGACATGACTAGATTCCCCCATGCGCTAAAGACAGCGCGCGGAGTTCCCTGTTCTAACGAGCAGCGCAGCACGACAGGCTGACGCTGATCGGCGACGGAGACTCTCGCACGCAAGTGTGCGTCAGTGGCCTAGCAAATGGCCAAGAACGCTTACTTAGTCACAGGTGGGAGGCTGTTTTCAGGCAGCACTCACACCCAACGACCACAAATATACCTACGCCGAGTAAGTTTGCAATAGCAGGCCATAAAAAAAGAGAGAAAAACACATTTGCATGGACTGAGCGCCGCGCGCTGGCTAGATTCTCGGCGCTCTTTGAACCGCTCTTTCTAATCGCGGAGGCGAAAACAAGCATGGGACTGCAATTGCAATTCGGGCATGGTGGCGCCGGACCTGGATCGGCTGGTTACAGTCCCTATGCCAACCTCCTGCAACCGCACGAAACGGATGTCACTTCCGCGGCTGGCCAAGCCGCCGCCGCAAATTATGGCGCCCGCATCCCGCTCAAGCGCCGCTGCAAAAGCGGTAAGTTCATCAAGATTGCCGAACTGCGTCGCGATTCGATCGCGGACTTTGCGACGGCGGCCTTCTGGTACATGGAATCTTTCGACGGGAATGTGTGGACGCAGCCCAAGGAAATCTTCGTCAATGCGAGCTATGCGCAGGGCGCAAACTGGCAAAGTTTGGGCGAATTGACGGTCGATACCCAAGGACGCGTCCATTTGCATTACACCACGACGCTCGGCGATGGCGCAGGCAATACCACGGCCGCCAGCGTCCCTTGGTACACCTATAGCGACGATGAATGTAAGACCTGGTCTACGCCCGTTGATCTGACCAGCACTTGCATGCACGTCGATGCGACCCACCCGGCTTCTCAGCCCGCATGCTACAACCCGTCGGTCGTGGGTGCATGGGGCTGGTTTCGATTCGGTCCGGGAGCTGGGCTGCAGCTCGCGCAAGGAGCAAAGGCCGGACGCATTATCGTGCCATTCGTCTATCGGATTGGCCTGTCGGGCAGCGCCACGAGCCACATGGGCACCATCGTTTGCGACAACCCGAATGCCGCCACGCCGACCTGGGCGCTGGGGGGCGGCCTGGATGTTACAGTTTCCGCCAATGACGACTCGAATGAGAGCTTCGCGCTCGAGTGTGGCAATGGTGACATCTACTTCGGAATTCGCAAGCTCAATTCCGGATTCCGCGCCAGCTCGCGGTCGACCAATCAAGGCGACACACTATCAACGATGATCGTCGAAAACGGCACAGGCGGCAGCCAGACGGCGCTTGTCGCCAACGATTGCCAGGGCAGTGGTATCGTGATGCCCAACGGCGATATGTACATGGTCTTCCCCAACGATTCATCGATTCGGGGTGGCCTGGCGTTGGCCAAATCGACGAACAATGGTCAGTCTTGGGTGATCAAGACGATCTACTATGGCTATTCGGCTTACAGCGCGATCACGGCTGTAAGTAACAACCAACTTCTGGTCGCGTTTGAATGCACCGACGATCCGGTTGGGGACCAAGGAACGTTCGCCTCGACCGCGGCGATTCGGCTGGTGCGGATCCCGATCGGCGCAGGCAATGAATGGATTACGGACACCACGCCCCCGGACTTCGTGTGGGATTTCAATCAGTGGGCCAACAATTACACGCTGGCCACGACCGATCGGATCATGGAGCGCAATTGGCACTGTGACAGCTATGGATATGGGTCGGCCTCGGCCGTGTCGAAGGGGAATTACCTTTCGCTGGGCGGCGCGACCAAAGGCCCCCTGCTCTGGCGAAAAAACCCCAGCGCGGGAAAATCGCCCCCCACGATGCTGCTCTCGACCTCCATGACGATCGAGTTCGTGATCCGCATGGCCAACGGCATTGCCGATGGACCGATTATGACTTCGCGGCTCACAACTGCCTTGGCGTTGGGATATGGTGTCACGGTAGCCAGTGGCAAGCTGGTTTTCGCCATTCGGCGGACCATCGGCACAGCGCATTACGAAGTCACTACTTCCGCGCGGTGGGACGATGGCGCCTGGCACAGCTTCCGATTCGAGCGAGACATCGTCGCGCAAACCCTGCGAGTTTATGTCGATGGCGTTCTCGACGCCTCAGCGGTGCTGACGGGAACATTTGAAACCAATGCCCTGACCGTCTCGGCGGATATTGTCCTCGGTTCATTCTCGGACGGCACTACTTGTTCAACGTTCGACATTCAAAATGCCAGACTGACGATGCAGATCTCGACGAGCGGTTTCCTGACGGTCGGGGGACAGCGGCCGTGGTCCGCGCAGAACGGGATCTATGCCTCAGTTCCCGCGAATGACGTTGGCACCCTTCCCGGGCTGGTGCTTCGATTGTGCGATCCGAACGATGGCGGCCTCCATTTCGCGGTCGACGAGACCGGCGGCGGTATTCCGCCCGCCGGGCTGGCCCGCGGCCGGGCCGTCAATGGCCAGCGCTGCCGAGTGTCTGGCGCGCGGTTCGCATCCCATGGCGGCACGCGATTTACCGGCTGCTGGTTCGATTACGATTCGGTCATTGGCTGGCACGTGCGGCATAGCTACAGCACGGTCTCCGGCGCCGCCGGCGCTGCGGAAGGTCTTCTGACGACCCTCTACGATTTCATCCAAAACAACATGACCTGGACGTTTTCTGGGTGCTTCTATTTTTCCAGCAACCCATCCCACGGCCAGACGTTGTTTTCCAACAACAATTCGACCAGCGGCAATCCCGGAATCGACATCGTGCGGGACCAGACCACGCGTAAAATCTCGGTCCTGGCTGGCGACGGGACGGGGCCACGGTTCAGCGAACAGCCGATTGCCAACGCGCCAGCCATGTCGGATGCCGGCTGGTATTACGTGGGTCTCAATTGTGCTGGATCGGGCAAGATCGACGGCTATGTGGGGCCTTTCCCAGGCCTGCTGCAGCCGCCGGTTCTCACGCACTTCCAAAGCACCAACAGCGTCGCGCGCTCCAATGGAAATTTCGCAAGCACGAAAGTGCCTTCGATTGCCCAGCGGCCGGACGGGCAGAACGCGGCCGATCTGAGATCCAAGCAGATTTTGCTGGCCAATGTGGCTTGGACGGCGGCGCAGCACCAGCAAGCCGCGGCCCAGGCCGTGTACCAGCCGAGCAAGCGCGGCCGGAACCGCCTACGGAATGGAACTATCCGAAGGCTGGCAAAGGACTTGATCGGTCGTTGAGAGAGCAATTTGATTGACAATTCTCGGCCAGCAGGTATCGTAATCAGCCTATGCCTGCGTTGGGGCTTTGTTTCAGCGCCGAGGGAGCTACACGATCGTGCCTGTGCGGAGGCTTTGTATCTGCGCAATCATGACCACCAATGACTTGCGAAACCCGACTGCCTATTGGGCGGCCGGGTTTTTGCTTTTAGTGCGACAGGTAAATCACGCCAGTACAAAGACATATGCACCGTTGACCGGCTGGCTTTCCATCCGTGGTACCTCGATAAACTGCAAAGCGCCCCAGACGCTCGCAGGCGACGTGCCGAGTGGTCGATCGGCATCCAACAGTAAGCGTACCGATGGATGCAGGTGGCATGTGACCGGCGGTCGCCCCATCGCAACGTAGAAATTCGTTGCCAGCCCGCGCAACTGCTGTGCCGCACTCCGAATTACCGGCTCTAAGTGCGACTTGGGGAGTCCTGCATCGTCCTCGTCTTCGCTTTCAAGAACGACGTCCGTGTCATCGTCCTCCCAGGAACTGTCGTCTACGATCGCCGCGACCGCCCCCTCAATTGCCGTCATCACCAGCGTACCGACGATCGTTTCCATGGTCATCGAATACTCTGTCATGTGGTAGCGGATCGTATTCTTGATCGATTCGCCCAGTCGCTGAGTCGCGCGGTCATATTCTGGCCTTTCGTCGGCTTCGTCACACATGGCGGTCCTCCGATGATGGCGCGGAGTTGTCTCGGCGAAACCATAACCGACATGGCCCACTGCGGAAAGTATCTCTTTTCTCAGTATGCCGAATGCGCTAGAACCACACGCCGAACGCTACGAAGACTCGGCAAGTTAAGCAGGCTTTCAATGTCCAACGGCATCATCCAACCGAATCAAATCCCGATCCAGCACGCCGCCATGGAAATTTCCAACGCGGTCGGCTTTGCGATTATGGGACCGCAAGGACCGGCGCTGATCGCTGCCGGCGGTATGAGCCACGAACTATGCGGAACGCTGCAAATCGCGGCCGCCATGGTCTCGGGCCAGGAAACACTAAACGCCTCACCGGAAGACATCGCCGCCAAAGCCAAGGAAATCGCGCAGGCCTGCATCGCCGCGTGCCAGTAGCGCAGCGGATGGCCGCGGCGACGATCCAGGGAGTAACACATGTCGGTTTACCCTTCAAATGCGGTGTCGCTCAATCGTTCAGCGGCACCCCCGCGCGGAGTGGTGGTGCCGACAGCGGACGAAACGCCGTGGGTTGCGGTCTGCACCGATCCAAAAACCGTCGATACCAGCGCGAATTTGCTACAGCCTAGCGGCCTGAATCGCGTTGGTAATGTCGCCGCCAAAATGAACCATGGTGGAACCACCGTTCGGGCGTGCCTGCGGTATCAGGTGGGGCAAGCGGTGACCACCGCTCCGGTCATCCAACTGATTGGGATCGATCAAAACGGAGTTCCAACGGCTCTGGCGGATGCGAATGGCAACACCAGCTGGACGCTTTCCGCCTCGACGGGATCGGACAAGCAAGACGCCAACAACAACGCCTACACCTCGCCGGTCGAGGTCGACGTCAAGAACAACAGTTACGTTCAAATTGGCATTGTCACGGCTCTGGTCGGCGGCGGAACGACCGGAACCTTGCCGGCGATCATGCTGCAGCAGATGTAGCCTCCGCTCTCCAGCGGGGTACTGAACGGGGGAAACTCTTGGACGCGCCACAGGGGAACAAGCTCGCGCCTGAAGCACCAGAATCGCGGGGGGTTCTGGGGGATGGAGCGCTGCATGCTGGCAAGGGGAACATGCGGCTTGTGCGGCGGGCGATTCGCGAGGGCTGGCCGGTCTCGCCGGAGATTCGCGCCAGGATCATGGAGCAGATGGGGCAGATCGTAGGCAGCGCGGAGTCGCCCACGGATCCGGACAAGCCAACGGCCACGCATCGGGACAAGATTGCGGCCAGTCGCGTGGTCATTGCGGCCGACAAACTGAACCTTGATGGCGAAAAGCTGGTTGAATCGAAGCGTGCCCGACGACAAGCATCCCCGGGAGTTGTGATCAACGGCGATGTCAGCCTCTCCATTGACGAGCGAAGAAGTCGAGTCCTTGCGATCCAAGGTGGCCTCGATCAGAAGCTTGCTACCCTACGCGAGCGCGCGAGAAACAGCGGAGTTGGAGAGCCAGCTTCAGCAGATCGAATGGTTGTTGACGGATCCAGCCGAGACGCAGGAGTCCACCAAAACGGCTCTGGAAAGGTACTGCCCTCATAAGCCATGGCCCAAGCAGCAGCTATTTTTGGATTTGACCTGCCACGAAGCGCTGTACGGCGGCGCCGCGGGCCCGGGCAAGACCGATGCGCTGCTTATGGCTGCACTCCAATACGTGGACGTGCCAGGCTATTCGGCGTTGATTCTGCGGCGGGATTTTCCTCGCTTGAGCTTGCCCGGCTCGATTATGGACCGGGCAAAGCAGTGGCTTACCGGGACGGATGCCCGGTGGAACAGTCAGGAGAAGTCGTTTCGCTTTCCCTCTGGCGCGGTGCTGCAGTTCGGCTACATCGATTCGCCGGACGATCGCTTTCGCTATGCGTCGGCCGAGTTCCAGTTCATCGGCTGGGACGAGTTGTCGGAGTTCATTCTGCCACTGGAGGGCGAAAACAACCCGTATCTGTTCATGATGAGCCGGCTGCGCAAGTCTTTGTCGATGCCAGTTCCCTTGCGGGTGCGCGCTGCCACCAACCCGGGCAACATCGGTCACCGCTTCTGCAAGGGTCGGTTCATCACGGACGAGGCATTGAAGGCGATCAGCGACTCCACGCCGCGCGTGTTCTATGCGGATCCCGAGCAAACGCGGGCCTTCGTGCCGGCGGCGATCGTGGACAACCCAGCGCTGGACGCCGAGGCCTACGTCAACACGGCTCTGTCTCACCTGCCACCTGTCACCCGCGCGCGGCTGCGCAACGGCGACTGGTCAATCATCGAGAACGGCATTTTCCAGCCGACCTGGCTCCGGTTTTATCGCTCCCTGGGGGAGCATATCGTGCTGCTCAGGGCGGACAGCGACGTCTTGCTGTTGTTCGACCGGCGCGAAGCCAGATTCTTCACGACGGCAGACACCGCCGGCACCAGCCGCGACAAGGCCAAAGAAGAGAAGGGGCAACGGTCCTGGTCCGTTATTGGTACCTGGTGCGTTCCTCCGCCAAAGTACGGCAAGTTCTTGATCCTGTTGGACGTGTGGCGCAAGCAGGCCGAGTTTACCGATCTTTGCGATGGCTTTCGGCAGAACTGGAAACGCTATCGCTGTACGCAGTGGGTGGAGAACAAGCACTTCGGGCCGGCGGTGCAAAGTCTGCTATCGAAGGAGAACATCGACATTCGCCTGGTCTCGGCGTATGTCAGCGGCCGCGATGGAGACAGCGCGAAGGTCGAACGCTCGGCCGAACTGCAAAACCGAATGGAGCGCGGGGAAGTCTTTCTGCCCGCGGATAACAACTCGTGGCAGCCTGAGTACATTTCCGAGCTGCTGACCTGGACCGGCAAGGACAACGAAGTAAACGACCAAGTCGACATGTCGGCCTATGCCGCGATCGTCGATGGAACCACGGCCGGACAAGCGTGGGGGGGAATGGTTCAGCCTGGAACAGTGCCACGGCCGGCGAGCACGTATTCAGGCTTCGGGGGTAATCAAAGACCGGATCGCATGATCAGATGGTGAGCAAGCACAAATGAGCCGACGCAAAAGGAAGGAAAACATGACCACGACGAGCCAGGGATCCGGCCAGAACACCGACGGCGGTGATTCGTCGGACCTCGAGAACGAAGACCTAAAGAAGGCGCAGGACAATCCGCCCACGCACGAAGAAGATCCATTTGTGCCGATTGGCGAAGTCGCGCGGCAACTCGGCGTCCATCGCAATACGGTTCATCGCTGGATTAACGATGGCCTGTTGGAAGCGGTCAAACGCCCGAGCGAATTGGTCTCCGTGCGCAAGAGCCAGATCAACAAGTTCCTGGGCGGATCAGCACTCACCAAGCAGGTCAAATAATGAATCTCTCCGGAATGATCATTGGCCACCTAGTGGGCGATTACTTGCTCCAGAACGACTGGATGGCCAAGAACAAGACCAGTAGCACGCTAGTTTGCCTTATCCATGCGGGCCTTTGGACCGAAGCTGTCAGGCTACTCGAATGGGATCACTGGTATTTACTGCAAGGCGGTCCGGTATCTTTTTGGCTTCTGGTATCGCACTTCTTGATCGATCGCTACCGCTTGGCATGGCGATCGATGGCCTATACGGGCCAACTTGCATTCCGCGACGGCCCGCTTTCGCCCTGGTCAATCATTGTCGTCGATAACACCTGGCACCTGGTGACCATTTGGATCGCCTGGGCTGTTTGCGGCTTCGGCCAATAATTCGATAAGGAATCTATTGCTATGTCAGTTGAAACCTATCGCTGGATCGGCGGCGCCGTGGCCGTGGCACAGGTCACCACCTTAACGCCTGGCTCCGTCTCGATCGGCAGCACGTTCACGGCGACGATTAACGGCAAATCGATCACCTATACGGCGGCGGCCGCCACGGTCACTGATGCCTGCAATGGACTGCAAGCTCTCTTGGCGGCAAGCACGATTCCCGAGTTCGCCAAGATCACGTTTGCCACGGGCGGATCAACGATCACTTGCACCGGTCCGGCGACGGGCGAACCGTTTACCATCACGGTCTCGCATGGTGGAACGGGATCGCCTACCTTCACGGCCGCAACGGGTACCGCCGCCAGTGGCCCGAATTGGATCGACAATGGCGCGAACTATCGCAAGCTGTCGGATGGCTCGGTCGGCGCCTTGCCCGTTGCCAACGATATCTTGGTGATCGATAGCGGGGCGGTGCCCTTGCTCTACGGCGATCGATCCGCGGTCACGCTTGGAAAGCTCCTGCAGTATCAGAGCTATACCGGGACTTTCGGACTGCCCAAGACGAATGCCTCTGGCTACCCGGAATATCTGCCCGACTTCCTGCGGATGCCGGCGACGAACACGATCCTGGGAATCGGAAGCGGTACTGGCAGCGGGCGCATCAAGCTGGATTATGGCGCCGTGCAAGCGACGATCGAGGTTCAAGGATGCGGTAACGCGATCGACCAAGGGCAGGAGGTGGTGCAGATCAAGGGAACGCATGCCTCCAATTCGATCACAACCAAGGGATCGCAAACCATCGTCGGAATCGCGACCGGCGGAGGCGACGTTGCGACCTTTGCCGCGGTGTTGAATCAGGGCGCCACGGTCCGGTGTGGCGATGGCGTGACGTTTCCGGCCGGGTGCAATGTCTCCAATATGAGCGGCAATATCTCGATTCGCTCAGCGATTGGCGGTACCTACACGCACAACGACGGGCAATGCTCGATCAGCGGATCCGGAGCGATTGGCACGCTCGACATTAGCGGCGGCACGGTTGACCACCAAGGGACCGGCACGATTGGTGCGCTGTACGTTGGGCCAGGGACCTTATCTCGCACCAAAGACGATCGGCCGCTTACTTCCAGCAGCACGACACTGCGGCCGGGTGGAAAGATCGAAGATCCAACTCAGTCGATCACGCATACGGCACTCGCGCGCAGTGGCACAGTTAAGACGCTCACCGCGGCGTAGGACGTTCGATGTCACCCTTGATACCGACACTCCGCGTCTGCTCTGACGCAGTCCAAGCGTTCATCTTCGGGCGCTCGGGTCGTTGGCCGGCCATCGAACGGGCTCACCTGCTGGCGTTTCCGACGTGTGCGGCATGCGGTGGAAAGGATCGTCTTCAGGTCCATCATGTGCGACCATATCACTTGGAACCGGCGCTCGAGCTTGATCCAGACAATCTGATCACGCTCTGTCAGCACCCGGCCCGACTTTGCCACTTCCGGATCGGACATTGCTTTGACTGGTCCGCGTTTAACCCGCACGTGAGGAACGACGCGGCGCTGTCGCTGAAGCGGGTTAAGATGCGCCACTACGAATAAAGTGGTAACGGGAATGAAACCGGCCATTCAAATCTTTGATCGCAAAGCGATGCAGCGAGCACGGAGCGTCAGAGCGCGGCGGAGTGCTGAAGTCGCTCGGCTTTGCTTGGAATTATCCAACCGCTCTGGCAACCAACAATCGAAAGCCGATTGGGATATCAAGTCGCGCGGCTCCGATTGACCAAGATGGACCTCTCTAGTTGGCAGCTAGGAAAAGTTAATTATTCCATCCTTGTTCACGATTTCTTCGAGGATTTTATAGACATGTGTCATGTTGACTGACGGCACATTGTCATCGTTCGGGTCGATAGAACGAGCTCGTTCCATTGCCGCAGCTACCATCTCTTTAGTGATGGATGCTGTCCGACAGCACTCCTTCCCATAGCCTCCCCCAAGATGTTCTCGCAATAATCGGCAGACGTTTTCGCATGAAGTGTGATTGATGTCTGCAGGTTCTTGAAAATGTAGCAGCACCCAAAATTCAAAGCATGGATGACTTATTGCAGGCTTGAAATTCCGCTTCCGGCACTCGTGAATCACCTTTCCGATCGTGTGTGTCTTCCACCTATCGCGATCAATGCAAATCCAGAATGAGTCTCCCTCAGCAGTTTCTAGCTCCCTTACCTTATTGCGCAACCGTTCCAGGACATGCGACGGAGATGAATTGTTGTCTGCGGTATGGTCGACAATTATTTTGACTTTGCGTGTTCTGAATCGTCCGAAATATTGAGATGCGGCATACCTGTCCTCGGATGCGATAACGACAAGACTTGCGTCACGTTCTATTCCGCTTTCTCTGTCAAGTGGACGATGCTTCGGTGGCATTGCCAGCCTCCCCTTCATTGCCGCACTCAAGGAGCCTTTCGAGTTCGTGCATCCCACCAATCAAAGGAATAGCCCCGAATCGACCGTTTAAGTACCCCTTGTCGACTTTGAGATCGCTCCGGATTTTAAAGTCTATAAGAGAAGTAAGCTGTGTCTGTTGGCGAGCGTCTTTCTCTGCAAACCAGTACTCATCTCGCCGGAGCAACTCCTGGTTTAACAAGTGAGCTTCATGGGTTGTCACAATAAGCTGACGATGCGCTCCAAGGCATGATTCACTGAAGAACCGAACAAACTCCCAGCAGATAAGAGGATGCAGACTGCGATCCAGCTCGTCGATCACAACCACAAGCGACTCATCGGGAGGAGAAGCAAGAATAGGCATAAGATGGAGAAGGGATTGGGTTCCATCAGACTCCTCTGAGAAGGGTAGATGATATTTGTTCGGAGAAATATGATGCTCAGAAAGCAGCTTGCGCTCTATGACCATACCGGGATTATCGGGGACTTCGATAATATCGGAATCGGCTTCAAAGAATGGGTCCTTGTAGCGGCTGCCCATCGTAGCCATGCGCTCAATCACATGCTTTTCCCATTCTTGCCCTTCACGCTCTTGGGTTAAAAGGTTCAAGCGCCCGACTCCAGTTCCCACATTGCTCAGGAACCGCGAGCAAAAGTCCGTGAACCTTTCGTCGTTTTGCAAGCGATCAAACAACCCTGACCAACGAGATTCAACAGGCAGTACAAGTAAGGTCTTTGTGAACCAGCGGATAATCGAAAGCATCGTTTTGCCTTGCGCTGCATCCGGAAGGCTCAGTACTCTTTTCAGGAAAAGCTGGTCAGGTCTCAACGGGATCTGAGAAAGAATATCCAGCGTATTGCGCATGACTACATCAGAGCCAAAAAACCGTTTAACATTGACTTCTTCAATAGTCACCTTGTCTTGCTCATTGCGGTTAAACAGCGCAACCTCATTGTCGCCCCGGGTCAGTAGGCTAAGCCATTCACCAACGAATCGATTACCCATAATGTCAAACCCGTAAATGAACACATGGGTGTCGACGAGGAACCGGAATTCAAAAGAGCTTGGCTTGGTTTTCCATTCCGCGCCAAAGCCAAATGGAGTTGCGAACCGCGGGCCGTCAGTTCCGCCGCATACCATTCGCTGTGCGAATTCTATTGCTCGCACTAAGTTGGATTTCCCGGCAGCGTTGGCTCCATAGACTATGGACGTCCTGAGGGCCGATCTTCCCGTGTCGCCAATTGGCACCAAGTGGTTCTCGTGATCTGAGAGCTTATTGCTCGCGACCATATTTAGAGTCACTTCCTCTCCGAAAGAGCGGAAGTTGGCAACTGAAAATGAGATGAGCATAGCGATATCCGTCGGAGCGGGTGAATGAGGCCCGTCACCAGTATCGGAGATAAAATCACAGATTCAAGTGAACAGATGGCGAAATAGCAGCAAAAACATGCCGACACAAGAGCAAACGTCACAGTTATCTGGGTTTTCCGGTTATGGGGAATAAAAGGCCAGTCAGAATTGCGACGCGCGGGACGGCTGGGACAGACACGCAGGAACCGGCCGCTTAGAGACCGAGGATTGGAATCAAGCAAAATCGACATCCTCGGCCGGTCCGATCGGCTCCATCAATTCGGGCCCCTGATTGCGGACATTGCCCACGGCCTTAGCTACCGGCCATGCTTGCATCTCTTCGCCCGGGAACTGCCGCAGCATCGGCTTCAATTCGTCTGCGTCACTGACCTTCGGATCCAGCCAGTGATCCACAATCGCCCGCGGTAAGATGATTGGCATCCGATCGTGAAGCCGGCCCATCATGTCGTTGGCGTCGGTGGTGCAAATCGTGCAGCTCTCGACCAGTCCTTCAGGAGATTTCCATGTTTCCCAGAGGCCAGCGAATGCCATTTGTTCGCCAGATTGCAGGCTAATGAAAAACGGCTGTTTGTCGCTCCGCCGCCACTCGTAGAAGCCATCGGCCATGACCAGGCACCGCCGTTTCTTGAACGCTGATCGAAAGGCCGGCTTCGTGTCCACGGTTTCGACCCTGGCATTGATGCAGCTTGCACCAATCTTGGCGTCTTTGGCCCAGCTTGGGATCAGGCCCCAACGGGCCTTGAAGAATTCCCGCTGGTCAGCGTCGCGAACGCAAACGACGTTTTGGGTCGGGGCGATGTTGTAAGAGGGACGCCACTCAATGTCGAGATTGCCCGCGACTGAAAAAAAGTCGCCGAATATGCGCGGGTTGGTTTTCAGATTGAATCGTCCGCACATTTCATTCGTCTTCTAGGAGGGTTGCGAGATGGTGGGCCGTTATCTTCACACTCGCACCGACGCTGAGCAAGTTTTTTTCAACTCTTTTTGCCACAAAGCGCACCACGCTGCACCATTTGTTGCGCAAACGATTTCTCACTTTCGCAAGCCTCGCCTAATTTCGGGGCATGCCGCTCTTCAAGAAAAAAGCGATCCTCAAAGTCGGTGACCACCAAAGTCCCGATGGCACCCTCAGTGTCACGCCCGAAAGGCTGAAACACTGGGCCGACCAATTCGCCGCGATGCAGGCGTCTGGTCTGCGGATGCCTTCGGCCTTCAATCACGCCACCGACCCGAAGGACGCACTGCCGGTCACGGTCGACCCGGGCAAAGACCCGTCGGCTCAAGACGGCGTCGGCTGGCTCGCTGGCTTTCAAGTCGCTGAAGACGGCAAAAGCGCCGAGCTGATGCTGGATCTTCGCGATGACGCCGCGGTCGACAAGGCTTCGAAGGACCTGGTCGAAGTGTCGCCCGTGATCTTCAGCAACTGGAAGGACGGCAGTGGCAACGTCTGGAAGGACGTGATCACGCATGTCGACCTGGTGCTGCATCCGGTTGAAGGCAAACAGGCGCCGTTCGAACGCGTCGAAGAACAACAAGTCATCGCCTGTTCGCTGCGGACGGGCTTGGATATCGGCAAACCACAGGTGTATCGCATGGCCACCGACAACGAGAACGAAGAAGTCGAAGACACCAAAACGGCCAGCGAGACCGAAGAAACCGACGAAAATCCGGACCTCCCCAAGGAGGGCGGCGAGAAGGCAGACGACCAGCAGCTCAAAGCTGTGCTGGCCCACCTGCCGGCGCACGGCCTGGCACTTCCCGCCGACACCGATCAAACAAACTTCGTCGAACGACTCTTGGTCGCGCTCCTGACCGCCGAAGCGGCCCGCGCCAAGAAAGACGACGAGCAAGAGACCGAGGAAGACCCCATGGCCTCAGCAACCGAATCGTCTCCGGCCTTCCAGGCGATGAGCCTGCGGGCCAATACCGCACACGCTTTCGCCGAGCGGCAATACCGCGGCAGCCTGCAAAGTCGGCTCGATGACCTGCTCAAGAGCGGTCGGTGCACTCCGGCCGAGCACGAGCAGCACAAGTCGGCGCTCGGCGCAGTTCGATTGAGCCTGTCCAAGGACGGCGAGCCGAACAAGAGCGGCGTCGAGAAGTTCATGGAATCACGCGAGGTCTTGCCCGTCGGCGCAGCATGGGACCCCCAGACTCGAGTTACGCGCATGGGCCAATCCGTGCAAGAAGCGACCGCGCCGCGCGAGCTCACGGGCGACGAAATCAGCGACGCCGAGGCCGAACAACTGGTCGACCGGATCTTCAAGAAACACAAGCCGGCCAGTAGCGCGGCTTAGCGCTGGATAGCGCGGCATGACGCCGCGACGCGGCAAATACACCGTTTAATCTCACGACAACACAAGGCGCATAGCCATGACTCGACTTGGTGGATGGGGCGTTCCTGGATCGGGTGTGCAAGACATCACGGTCGAACGCAATGTGATCTGGGGCGGCGACGCGGCCAAAGGCAACGTACTGTACGCAAGTGCCTTGATTGCCGGCGGGTCGACCGATGCAGCCAACACGCCGACCACCGTGCTTCGCGCCGGTTTGGTGCTGGGTAAAGTCACCGCGACGGGCAAGTATGTCCCATATTCCAAGTCGGCCACCGATGGCAGCCAGATCGCTCGCGCCGTACTGCCCTACGAAATCATGACGGTCGACTTCGCGGGCGTGAACGCCGATCGCGTGGTTCCAATCATCGTGGGCGGTCCTGTCATGGCCGGCCAGTTGATCGGGCTGGATGCCTTGGCTCGTTCGCAGATGAGCCGAGCATTCCTGTTTGACGACGACAACGTATCGGCCAAATTCGTTCCGCCGAATGTTGTCACCAAAACCAACAGCTATACGGTTTTGGCTGGCGACACGGGGACGGTCTTTTTGGCCAACGGCAGCGGCGCGTTGACCTTCACTCTGCCGGCGATTGGCCCGGGCCTTTACTTCCGGTTCGTGAACATCGTCGATCAGAACATGATCGTCGCATCCGCCGAAGGCAGCAACATTGTCGCGGCCGGAACGATCGCTGGCTCCAGCCTGACGTTCTCGACTTCGAGCCAGAAGAAAGGCGCGGTTGTCGAGATCTTCAGCAATCCGGCCGGCTCGCTGTGGATCGCTCAAGTTCCTTGCTCCAACACGCTCACCATCGCGTAATCCGTCGGCGCCAACAGGCGTCGTTTAACGAAACATTTCGGCTAGGGTCTGCAGCCTGAAGACTCCCATCCCCCTGGGAGTGAAGCCGAGTGCATAACGGGGGAGACAGCGCCTCTGGGGAAGGTCGTGGAGATTCTGCTGTGGCAGCCTTCCAAGACATTCTGCGTCCAGTAACGATCACGAAGGTCGTGAGCCGCATCGCGGCCGCTGTCGACCCATTCCTGCTGTTCATGGGCATGCAACCTGGCGGACGCCTCGAGCGTCCCGTCGGTGGCCGTGATGCCGCCTATGACATCTTCAACAACGTGCGCACGACCGGTAAGGGCCGGGCTCCGGCAACCGCCGCGGCTCGCCGTGCCCGCAATCCGGTTGGCCGTGTTCCGTTCACCTTTCCTCGGCTCCACGAAGAAGTGTTCCTGAGCTACGAGGAAATCAGCAATGTCCGCTCGATCGGCGGCCCCAGCGCCGTGCGCGACCTGGCTGGCGAAGACTTCATTCGCCGGCAATCGGTTCCGCCCGGACAACGTGCTGGCAACTGGCGCACCGCGCAGATGTTCGGCATGCTGACCGATCGCCTCTATGTGGCCACCAGCGGTGATGACTGGTATTTCACCTATTCGCCGACCGGTGCGTTGTACCAAATTTCGTCGCAAATGCCGGCCGGCAACAAGAACCAGCTCAACATGGTTGACCAGGGCGGCACGAGCGTCTATGGCTCGTCGATCATCGACATGCCGTGGGAGAATCCGAGCGCCAATATTCCGCTGCATCTGTCGCGTATTAACGTTGGATTCTTGCGAGCTTGGGGCGGGCGCCTTGAGCATGCGGTTTGCAACGCTGACACATGGATGAATGTCTGCAACAACGATTTCGTTGCCCAACAGGGCGGTATTGCGAACACGGCGTTTTCCGAGTTCACCCGCGAGGTTGGACAAGGCCCCGACGGCACGCCCATCAATGCGTTCCTGGGGCGTCTGCGATGCGCACCGTGGATCACCTGGCACATCACCGATAATGGCTTGATGCTCGGGCCCGAAGGATCCGAAACCTATCAGCCGCACATTGAGGCCGGCAAGGTGCTCTTCATGGGTACGCCGACCGAGGACAACTTCAACATGCTGCTGGGCAGTGAGCCGATCGCCGAATATGACAACGGTCCGATCCAACAAAAGATGGGCCTGGCGTCGTGGACCAAGACCAGCAGCAACCCGACCGGCTGGGAAATGTTCACGCTCGACAATGCGTTGGCCGTGAACTACGTCCCCGCTTCGACCGCCTACGCGACCGTCACTGGCTTCTAAGCAAGGTGAGAAACAGTCGCGCGGACGGTTTTACCTGACCACTTTTTGCGAGATCGCCAATCATGCCCAATCCAGCAGCCTATACCCGAGTTCCGCGACGTTGGAACAAGTCCATCGTGTTTGATGGCTCGGCCACGGGCGGCATCGGCAGCTTTAACATCTTCACTGTCACGGGCTTGATCTGGCTCCAGGTTATCTCCGCTCGCTGCATCACTACTCTGACCGGAGCTAGCGCGACCCTGGCGCTCGGATGTGCCGGCAACACGGGTGGCCTCATCGCGGCCACGACCGGCACCAGCATTACGGCTGGCCTGATTTGGGCCTCGACATCGCCGGCTACGGGCGTTGCCGCTGCCTTAGTCAACCGGGTGTGCAATCTGAACATTGTGGGTACGGTGGCCGTGGCGGCTGTTACCGGCGGCCAGATCAATTTCGAGGCTTACTGGCTGCCGTTATCGAGCGATGGCAAGCTGAGCTAGTCCGTCGCCAACCAACGAAACAATCCCGGCTGATCGGCAGTCCATCGCCGGTCAGCCTTTTTTTGTGGATCTACCGAACATGCCCGTCACGGCCTATTGCACGAAGGCGGATCTGGAGCGGAAATACTCCGCCGCCGCCGTGCTGGAATGGTCGGACCACGACGATGACGGCACGGGCGATGACAACGTCGTGGCGGATGCAATCAACCAGGGGTCGGACGAGATCGACATCTATGCGCGACAGTGGTACAGCAGCGCTGCGCTGGCGGGCTCCGACCTGATCAAGCGATGGGCGATCGAGCTCTCGGGCTACTTCCTTTGCATTACCCGGGGCAATCCCGCGCCCGAGGCGATGCAAATCGAGTTCGATCGGATCATGGCCAAGCTCCAGGCGATTCTCGACGGCCAGCTCCGTCTGCCTGGCGTGCCCATGTCGGGAGATTTGAGTCCGACCATGAGCAACCTGCGAGTCGATCGACGATACGTGCAGTCCAAGATTCGCGTGCAGCAAACGACCAGCAGCCCGGCGCCGAGCGTCCGCGGCCAGAACTTCGATACAAACCTGGGCGGCGTTTACCCGTGATCGTGAAACTATGGCACCGGTGTATTTCCAAGGCAGCCGACGGGACGTGATTCGCCTGGCCTATCGGCTGCGCGATATCCTCGTTGGCCGTCAGCAGGATTCGCACCAGGTGCGCGAGGGCTTCTTATTGTCGCTTGGCTTCGCGGCCTTGAGCGATATCAAAGACGCCTATGTGACCAAGGCGGACGGTGGAACGGACGAAATGGGGGTCTCGTGGCCCGATTTGTCTCCCAAGACCAAGGCCTATTCGCGACGATTTGGACCGCGAGAACAGGCGACGCTCAAAAAGGCCGCGGGCCTCGGGCGCGGGCATGCATTCGCCCCGGGGGGCAATCGCGGGTTGCTCACCAAGGCGCAGCTCGAGCGATGGAAGCAGATCTTCGCCCGCAACTTCAATCGATTGTCGCTGTCACTGCCAGTCAAAGAGGCAAAGGCACGTGCAGCGCAGATCGCCTGGGCAGTAATCAAGCGGGAAGGCGCCCAGACGAAGCTGGAGGTTTATGGATCGCGGAAGGTCCAGATTTTGAGAGACACCGGAGTCATGCTCAATAGCCTGTCGCCGGGTGTGCTGAGTGGCACGCCGCCGGCAATGGCCTATTCCAAACCGTCGGGCGAAGGCGGCGACAAGCAGGTGTTCGATGCTCAAGGCGCTCGCATTATTGTTGGCACCAACGACCCGCGGGCCGGGGCCCACAACAATGGCGTGCCTGGCAGACTGCCGAAGCGGCAGATCTTTCCGGACAACGCTGCTCAAATCCCGGCCGTTTGGTGGCAGCGTTGGCTGGGGGTCGGCTTGGCCGCGCTCAAGATTGCGAGCGAGGACGTTTACCGGGACGGAGCGGCGTAATGGATAGTCAATCGGCACTATTGCTGGCTGTACAAGACCGGCTCCGCACGGCGCTGGGGTACACGGCCACGCAGTGCGCGGTCGAATACGACGAGCTTCCGCCGGCCATCGCTAGCCATTTTTACGTGTCGATTATCCCCGGGCCCGTGACGCCAGGTCCCCACAACCAGAAAAGCGGCGGAGTGCTGGACGAGATTGTTGAATTTGCCGTGGCGGTGGTGAACCGTGCGCCGCGCTTGCCACGTGACCGCAGCCGCGGATTGATGCTCGACGAGATCACCGGTTTAAACACGATCCACAAACTCATCCGCGCGGAGATCCATTTTGACTACGACCTGATCAACGCGGCGAGTCTCTATTGCGACGAAACATCTAGCCTGAGCGGACCGTTTCGACAAGGATTCTCCGAACCAGCAAAGTTCGCGGGACTGTCGACTCCAGCCATGGTTGGCGCGGAATATTTTGCCGGACATCACGGCGAAGAGCGCGCCGGGCTGAAGCGGATCGCCAGATACTCCGGCGCGCGGCGGATCCAGACGATGTTCAAGGGCCCAGAAAGGTTGAAATTGACATGAGCCAAGAATTCGACCCCTACAATCCGCCATCGGACAACATGGGCGAGATCGTGGTGCATCCTGACCAGACCACCAAGCAGCCGACGGTTTGGGTCTGCCTGAACCCTGGTTGCCGACCGCCAAAGCGACGTGACTTCGCGTTCCCAGCCGATGGGCCGGTCTGCCCGAAATGCGGATCTATCGGCTATCCGCATGTGCAAAAGCGCGTGCTTGTGCATCTGCTAATTCCAGACCCAAAGGGGCCGATCCCAGGCCAGTTTGCTCGCTATCGCTTAGCCTGCGACAAGTCGCGCGATCACTTGGCAACGCCATCCAACGGTGAAGCCGCCACGGATAGCCCAGCGCAGGCGAATTGCCCGGGCTGCCTGGACGCGGCCGAAAAGCTTGGGATCCCGATGTTTCGCGTGCTTGGTCAGCCCATCACCACGCCTGTACCCATTAAATAGTGAGGTCGATACACCATGGGATTTCTTGCAGGTCAGTACACCGGTACGTACACGGCGCCGGCTGGCTCCGCGCTCTCCATCGGTCAGACGGCGGCCGGCTTGACCATCGAGCACCAGGTGTTTGCCAAACCCGTGACCGGCGACACGTTCGCCGACACTCCCCAAGACGGGATCTTCCGCGGCATGGCTATGTTCGCCAGCTACACGCTGATCGAGCATAATGCGGCCGGCGCGGCTGGCCTGTTGTGGCCCTATGGTAGCTCGTATCTGACGCAAGGCGTTGTCGGCCGGCTGCTGTCGGCCATGGCCGGCTCTCTGGTGATGACCGCCGTCGCGGGTACCCCTGCAGCGAGCGCTCCGGCCTCGCAGACGCACCCCAAGGCGATTTTGGCGGAAGGATTCCCGGTCGGGATCTTGTACGCGCCTGACCTGCGCGTCGTGCCGATGCGTCAACGCCTGTTCTGTAACAACTCCGGCGTCTTCGGCACGCAAACGTAGACCGATAAACGCAGGGGGAATGTGTGGCAGACGCGCGGCTCGAAATCGCGGTGATTGACGACGGCGTGTCGCCTGTTGGCGAGCCAGCGCCTGAGCCAGCATCCTTCATTCCTCCCCAACAGCCGACCGCCCCCTCCCCTGCCCCTTCCGCGCCGACTGTGCCCGAACCAGGGTCGCGTGAGAAGCCGATTCCGGACCATGCCCCATCGCTTCCGGATATCACATCGGCAGCCGATGGATTGAAGTCCCTGGCCCAAACCCTCGGTTATGGCGGCCTTGTCTCGGTCGTGGAAACCCTCACCGTCGCCTTTCGAGAATTGGCAGCTGCCTCGCGAGTGAAGACCGAATTGCCGGCGCCTCAGCCCGAGTCGGTGCCATCCGTCCCACAAGCCGCCGGTCCCGAAGATCAAGCCGCCGAAGCCCCATCGCCAGGGAAACCTAAGCGGCGGCGGCCCGGGAGAAATGAGCCGGCCGAGCCGATCCCTAACGAACCGTTGCCGCCGCCCGAGCCTTCCAAGCCGGTGTCACTGCCGAAAGCGCCGAAGGTTACCCCCGGGGATGTGCCAACCGATGCAATTGTGCTGGCTGAATCCGAAAGCGTTGCGGGTGCGTTGGGTGGCGTGGCTGCAGCGGCCGGTCCGGTAGCTCTGGCATTTGCCGGTGTCGCGGCGGCCGGCGGACTGGCTATTGCAGCGATCAAGAAAGTGTCCGACGTGCTGGAAGAGCAGGCTTTTTATCTCGCGAAATACTCCGGCGCGCTGGCTGCCTCGAGCGCCCAGGCGGACATTCGCCAGCAGCAGGCGGAGATTTCTCGCGCGAACCAACTCGGGCCACTTCTGGCCAGTTTCCAAAACGATTACAGCCGTGGCCAGACAGCTCTTTATGATCTTGGCACGCAACTGCTCAAGGTGGTGCTGGAGGCATATCAGATTGTTCGTCCCTTTGCTGAAACGGGAATCAAGCTGCTGGAGGTAACGGCCGCTGGCACTGAAATCCAGGTCGACGGACTGCGGTCGCTGGTGCATCTCTTGAGCGGCCAGTTCGGAGCGGTTCGTCAAGACTGGGCGGCGATCGATAAGTCGCTGCAAAAGATCTTGGACATTATCCAGGGCGCGCAGGCAAATGGAGACGATCCGCTACTCGATCAGTTCAACCGCGACTTTGTCGAGGCGATCGCCGGGCCCATTGAAAACATCCGTAAGGCTCACCCCTGGAATCCACGGCCGCTCGCGCCGTAATTGAACCATGCCCAACAATTCACCATCTTTTTTCGGCGAGCTCGGTGAGCTGAACTATAACGGCTACGCGTTCGACAGCGCGACCAAGATTACCGCGCGCAGCACGAATGTTCGCGATGAAGCCGATCGCACGACGGTCTACATTCAGCACGAACTGACTGTCAGATCCATTATCGCGCCGGTCAGCGAAGGATCGCAGGTGTCTGCTGATGACTATATGGACCGGGTCCGTCGGCTACTCTCGCAAGATGGGCAGGCCCTGACGTTTCGCAACAAGGGGTTTGGCGGCGCCGTTACGATCAATGGCGCCAGCGGAATGAAGGACGTGAAGTGGGGCCCTAAAACGCAGGAACTTTCTTGGGAGCCAATCGGGAGTAGCTATGCCTGCGAAATCGTGTGGCGTGTCACCTTCTGCCTGCCGCTTTGTTGCTGCGGTCAGGAAATGTTCACCGGCATCATGGCCGCGAACTACGAAGCTGAATACGACGTTGATCAGCACGGCCTGACCACCCGCACGATCACTGGGTACCTGGAAATCGCTCAAACTCGGATACCTGGATCGAAAGCGGTACCGGAGTCGGCCGACACCTATTGGACCGCCATTCAGGCGACCGTTCCAATTGGGTATCGACGAACCGTGTGCCGGCGTCGGGTTTCCAAAGACAAAAGCCGCCTCGATTACACAATCGTCGACGAACAGGTCGATTCGCCGAACCCATGGCCAGCCTATGTCACGGACATCCGCGGCAGTCACACGGCGAACTGGGCACGTCGCAACGGCGCCGAGTTCCGCAACACCATTTCGATGGAGATTACACCCAAGCTCGGGCTGAACGGCTCCTTTGCCTGGAGCGTCTTTGGGCAGATTGTCTCCAAGCGGCTGCTCGCGACTCAGGATCGCGGCCGCCAGTGGTTCATCGATGAGCTGTTTGCCAACGAAGACTTATTCGGTCGGACTTGCTCGTTTCGGATTTCCTATCGGATCCTCTCGACCATCAAAGACCTGCTCGGCGACTCGGGCCTCTGGACGCCCCTGGGGAATGATTGGCAGACCTGGCAGACCTCGGTCGCAGTCTCCAGCCGCGGCGTCAGCGGCCTGCAAAACTATCCCTCCATGGACGCCATCGTTGACCTTTGTGGGGGATCGCCCAGCAGCACTGGCACGAACGGCGACCTGGTGTCCCAGGAAGGCAGCTCGACAACGCAGACCTTCAAAAACACAAAGCCACGACCGGAAGAGAGCTATTTGCATTACAAGGCACGGCTCACGCCATACAAGCGCACACCAACCTATCGGCAAAAGCGGCAGACCAAAGACGAGAACTCAAACTGGACGAGCGATTGGAATCCGCGCTCTGAGTCGCCTTTCAATTTTCCCGGCCGCACGTCCGCGGCCAACGATGACGTGATTCTGCAGCGCGGCGTGGCTGGCGTCGACGTTATTTTCGAGGGTGCCGCGATCCGCGCTGGATACCAGGTTCCGCGTCCGGCGGTGAACTCGATCGGCGGTGTGCCGGCCGTCGAAGAGGTTGCGATTTACCCGAGCGGGTTTATCGGCAATTATTTTGGCGTTCCGGTGTATGGCGCGGCCTGGAAGATCTTGTATCGACTTGGCTCGCTCCCATCGAATTTGAATCTACCCGACGATGTCCAAGAGGGGATCTACAATGGCCAAGCGGACCAGCCGAACACCTAAAGCCGCTGCATCGCACGACGAACCGCAAGACATTCTCGACGGGACACTCAGCCTGCGGGTGCGCGGCGGCGAGCTCGACGGCAAGGTCGTGGCAATCGACGTCATGTCAGCCAGCTTGGCATGCGAAGCGCTCACCACACGACATGGAGTGTATGAAAAGGGCTGGAAAGCTACGCCCGAGTTCCTACGAGACCTGACCGACGTTTTCCGCTCTGAAGGTGTTGAGGGATGCACCGCCTCGCTGGCCTACCAGTTGTGGCACAAGGTCACGAAGGCCTGGTCTGATCTAAAAAAAAACATGAGCGAGTTGCCCAAATAAGCTGGGAGTTCGGCATTAACGGCTGCTTACTTTCGCGTGGCCAGCAAATCGGACTAATGGCCAACCTTCCGCGTCTCAAGGCGCAGGCCAAGATCGAACGTGGCGACTTTGCCGGACTGGATTACAGAGGCGTTTATCACCTGTACCTCACGGCGTTTGGCGATCCGGAGCTGGCGTTAGCCGCTCAAACGGCCTTCCTTGAAAACCAAATCAAGCGAGATACCAATGCAGCCTTGGGGTAATGTCTTTGTCGCCTACGCGGGCCATGGTCAAAACGAAACCGCGTTGCCTGATCGCGTCGCGCAGCAGGTGGCTCATTCCACGCCAGCCACGGCGCGTTATTCGCCCAATCCCATCGACCTGTGGGGGATCGCGCCGCGTGACCTGCCGCCCTTCACTTTCATGATGATCCGCGCGATGTTGTGGGAGCCGACCATTCGTCTCGGTCTGGCCATGCGAGCGGCGCCGATCCAAGGCCTTGAGTGGGCGTATCAAGATGGGCAGGACTGGATCCCGGGCGTGCGGTGCAAAGATCCAGAAGTCGCCGCGTGGATCTTGAAGCAATTGCGAGCGATTTGGATGAGGGATTTGCCGCGGATGATGCTCGATCAAGTTTGGGGGTGGTGCGGCGGTGAAATCGTTTGGGGGCTGAACGAATCAGGAAAACTAGATGTAAAAAGCATCCTGACTCGACATGCCAGCGACGTGCGCGCGCTCGAACAAAATGGTCAGGTTGTTGGCGTCCGCTTTCGGCGCGTGCCACAAACCAGCGTCGGGCATATTGACTTGCCTTTGGGCAAGGCCTATTGGCACCCATTCATGCCCGAGGACGGCTCCCACTACGGTTATGGAATCCTGCGCGGCGCCTATAGCCCCTGGGCCGATAAGTGGCTCGATGGTGGTGGCCTCGACGTGCGACGACTGTTCATGCACAAGGACGCTTATGGCGGCGCTACCGTCGGATATCCCCCAGGCATGATGGAAATCGCGCAGCCCGACGGTACGGTACTTTCTGTTCCAAACAGAGACATCGCCCGGCAGATGGCAGAGCAGATCAAGGCCGGTGGCGTAGTCGTGATGCCGAACCAATACGACCAAAATGGCAAACCCATGTGGACGTTGGAGCGGGCAGTGGTAGCCTCAAACCCAGGACATATCCTGGCCTACCCTAAAGACTCAGACGTCGAAATGCTCCGCGGCATTGAAATCCCCGATGACGTTCTGACCAGCGAGGCAACAGGAGCCTGGGCTGGAAAAGCCGTGCCGATGCAGGCGTTCTACAGCGGCCTTACCCGCTGGGGAACGTCTATCGTCGGCGCGGTGCAGCGCTCGGCGATCGAGACTGGCATCATGCTCAACTGGGGGAAGGCCCACGAATTCGAGATCAGTTTCAAGCCGCTGGCTCTCCAGGCCATGGAGCAAGCCAATGCCGGTCAGAAACAAGACCAGGGTGGCGACGGCGGATCCCACTACCCTGCCCAGCAGCGGATCGGTTATAGCGAGGGCGATGGTGAGTCCGACGCAGTCGCAATGAGTCTGCGGCGTGAACAGGTCGCCGCGGCTCTGGTCGGCGAGGGTATTGTCGGCGCGGCAAAGCTTGTCGAGGCCGTACGCGGAGAAATGGGGCAACGGCTGCGCATGGCCCAAGCCCGCGCGCCGCACAATATGACGATTGCCGGCAAAGAGTACAAAGGCGGTCAGTTTATCCCGGGCGAAGAGTTGGCCAAGGCAACCGACGATCAAAAGGCGGAAATCGAAGCAGCCGCCGGCGACGCGAAGCCGAAGCGGGCGTCAGGGTTTGCCAGCCCGAACACGGAAGAAAACCTGAGCTTTGACCAAGCTTTGGACAATATGGACAGCCCAAAGCATCGCCAGGCCAAACGCCAGTTCGACACAATTGACCACGATCTCGGCTTGTCGTTTGCCAGTTTTAGCGTTGTCGGAGATTGGGGCGACGGTGCGGAGGACAGTGTCGTAACGAATTATGTGGGCGGAGATTACGAAGACATTCGTTATGCTATGGCCTGGAAAGGCTTGCTGGCGGATCAGAAGGCGGTACTTCTTTTTGAAGAGAAAAAAGGCGAAAAGGGCTCTGTCTATTTGTTCCAGCCGAACGATACAATTAATGGCGTCCGCGAAACGCTAACCAAGCATGGCATCGATTCGCGGTCTATCGGTGTGGGCGTGAGTGGCAAACCGCAGGTCTTAGTTGTCGATCTCGACGACATTCTGGCTGACTCAATTGATAAGGTGACCGAGCATTATGGCATCAAATCAGAACGAATTGCCGGCCGCGGGGAATTCATTGGAGTCGGCTTCGACCAATCGCGAGACGACGCCAAACGCGAATATCGCCGGGTCATCGACGACTACGAAAAAGCATTCCCGGATCGTCGACATTTCAGACCATCCGACGAAAAATCTACACAATTGGGCCGACGAACCGATGCGCGACGTACGTTCAACCGACCGTTAATCGCCATTATCAGCCCAAACCGCCAACGAGGCGGCAATGGCTGATTCTCCCAAGCGCAACGTCGACCGCCTGATCGGCCGTGGGCTGATCGCCGCCGAAACGATCGCGGCCGAGCTGCGCAGCCGACTGATCAACAAGCTGGCTAGTTCGCGAGCGCATCTCAATTCGTACCAGCTGTTGAACCTCGCGCGGCACGTGCTGGCCGAATTCGAGCCGATGTTGGCTCAGTCGCTCTATGATACCGAGGTCGCCGCCTGGATCTCTGGCGTCGACTTCGTGGCCAAGCGGCTGCCAGCCTGGGCAGAGAAGCAAATTGCCGAACTCGGCGGTGGTAGCGGCGGCAAGCCTCCGCGCGGCGTCTCGACAATCTTTCACCCACCCGGCGGCGGTGAACCGATCGTGCGTTTTCCCTTGATCGAGGCGGCCGCCAAACGCCTGGCCGAGAAGAAGATCGTCACGCGCGAAGATTTCGATCGCCTGGCCAGTGATGCCAAGGCCCAGGCCTTCACGGTGGCCGGCATCTCATCGGACCAGACGTTGACCAAGCTGCGCGACACTCTCAGCGATCTCGTGACCGAGGGGCCTTCGCTGCGCGAGTTCAAGGCGCGTCTCGCGAGCGACTTGGAGACCAGCCAGATTGGGCCCGGACATCTGGAAAACGTCTATCGCACCAACGTGCAAACGGCCTATTCGCAAGGGCACGACGATCTCGCGCAGAACCCGATCGTCAATCGCCTCTTTCCCTATCAGGCCTATCTGGCAATTGACGACGGCCGCGTGCGGCCTGAGCACTTGGCGCTGATGCATTACGGGATCGGCGGAAGCAACATCTACCGGACCGATGATCCGTTCTGGGACGTATTTTCTCCGCCCTGGAGTTACAACTGCCGATGCGGCCGCAATCTTCTCACGACCGAAGCCGCCGCGCGCAAGGGGGTTGGCGAAGCGCAGGAATGGCTTCGCACCGGCATCCAGCCCTCGCTTGAGTCTCGACTTCCCTATATACCTTTCAGGCCGGACCCGCGCTGGAGCACACGTCCTCGCCTGAGAGCAGCCTGAAATGTCGAGCCGCGTCAGATTTGCAGGAATGGATTGCCTGGATCCCGCTTCGTTGGCGGAGTTTGCCGGAGAGGCTGGATTGCCGAACGATTGGGTCGGGCGCGCGAATGGATTTCGGTGCCCACTCGGCGGCCAGTCCGGCGAAGGCTGGATACTCATGACGCAGTCCGACCTGCGCAGCCTCGACAAGGACAAATTCTATTCGCTCGATCTGATCGTCGACGAATATGATCGCTCGATCACCATGCCGTCGCTGATGGTGGCGCGCGGTATGTCGATGTTCGCGATGGACAGCGAGCTTGATGACCAGCCAATGCTGGTGCGCCTCGTCGACAAACGGGCGATCTTGGGGATGTCAACGATCGGCCGGATCGAAGGGTCAAGCGACGCTGGCTGCGGTCAATACAACGTGCGCTATCCCTACGCGGACAATAGCGCAACGGGTGCCAATCTCTATTATGCAGAGAGCATCTTCCTTGGTTCGCCTTGGACCTGGCAGACCATGCTGCAAGACCTGTGGCAGCGTTTGTCTTCCTCGATCGCGGGCACATGCCCAACTCTGCCAAGCACACCAAGTGATCCGCCGGAGAATTTCCGCTTCCTCGGCGTTTCAGCCTGGGATGCCATTCAGCAGGTTCTGGCCAAGCTCAATTGCGCGATCCAGTACAACCCGGTGACGGATGCATTTGCGTTTGTTTCCTTGACGGTCAATCAGACAGGGCTCTCCGCGGCCATTACGTCGCTCGACAAGTATCGCAATTACAACTATTTCCCCACGCAGGGAGACGCTTCACGGCTTCCACAAACGGTCCGCGTTTTCTTCCAGCGGTCGGACGCTGTTTTCGGCGCCGCGAAAGACTCTACGCGTATCGGCAATATCGCAATGACCCCGTATTTCTCGGTGGACATCTCGACGGGCATTACAGGGGCGATCTCCGGGACCGTGATGCCGATTTGGGACGACATGACGGCCGTGGTCGATGCGGACGGAACGATATCTAGCTCAAACAGGTCAGTGCTGAACGCGCGAGCCAACGACCAGGCGACCGCCTACGTCTCACAGATCGTCAAAGCGCAGACGCGCTACCGATTGCATTTGAACGGCTGGCATCAATCGATATTGCCTGGCTCTCAGATCAGCGAGGTTGCATGGTACGACCTTGGCGGAAACCTTGGTGCGATCACTGAGATTCACCGAAATGAATTGCTCAGCGGATCCGGTGCGCCGGACACTGGCAGCGCTGAAAACCTGATGCCACCTGACATTGGCCGCGGCACCAAGCGGTCGAACTCCGGGCTGATGGTGCGGGGCGATGGCAATATCCCGCCGGCCGAAGGCACGACAACCGTTTCGCCAGGTTCGGCCACCGTCAACCTCTACGTCTTCGATGGCACGTCATGGGTTGACTCAGGCGAAGACATCAAGGTCTACAACTACGCACCGGTCTATGGCAACAAGAACGAGCTGATCCCATGCAGCTACGTCAACGGCGTGCCATGCGTGGCGCTCGTGGCCAATTACATTTGGCATGTAACGGCGCCGGGCGTGGCGTCTGGAGGAACCACTGGCGTGACCCTTCCAGACGGAAGGACGGTGACTGCCACAGCGATTGGATCCTTTACGTCTGGAGACTCAGCTGGCGTCTTCGAGGATTTGACCGGTCCAAGCTATTGGCTATTCGGATCCGGCGGAACTCCGGGCGATTCGGCGATGGCGCTGGTCTCCGTTTACAGTGGAGGGTACGACGAGACCAATTGCACTTGGTCCGGCAAGGTCATTCAAGATTTGTCGGCAAATCCGAGCGGCTATTGCTCAAATCCGCTCACGAACGGCACCGATTGCAAGATCGTTGTCTTGAACTCTGACATTGGATCGTTCTCGGTGTCGAAGGCAACGTTGACCGTCGGTGAAATCTATCTTGCCCGTCGGATCGCCACGATCGGCAGCGAGGAAAACAAGCGTGATGTCTATGTGATTCGGATCGAAGACAACTTCTTCTATCACCTGACGATGATTGCCCCCGGCGTCGATGCCGGTGGCAATATCCCCATCACGCTCCCCACCGGTGCAACGGTGACGGCGTACAATCATTCGCTAACTGTGCGGATCGAATACAACGACAAATGCTATGTCGCCAAAGACCTGACCGACAACCGCTGGTACCTGTGGAAAAGCGGCGGTGGTGGATCGACTCCACCGGTAAATCAGCAAGCCTGCGTTCTTGAAGGGTTTGTTCTTTCGGCATTCGCCAAGCAAAACGCGCGGTTCCCGATGCAAATCACGCGAGCCTATCAAGGCACCAGCGTGACGATCGATGTGACTCCAGGGCAGACCGTCCTTGTCGAAAACTACCTCCGCGGCGTCGGCATCGGCGGAGTGAATGGAACGGAGAACTTTCTATTCGAGGGAGAGATAAACGGCTGCGCGCGGGCTGCATACGACGAAACGACTGGGCTCTATCGTGCTGACTGGGTGGAATGCGCGAAACGCTCACCTGTAAACCCCAACGGTTCACCCGGCGAAACTTCTCAGGTGTTTGCTTTGTTTGACTTCGGCGGGGGAGACCCGTCGCCCTACTACTACGGAGACACTTAATCATGGCAGGCGTTCGATTTGTGATTCCGTCCACGATTGTGAACACTTTGACGAGCACGATCACTGGCGTGCAATTGGTCGCAGCTTCCAGCCCTCGCGTGCGCATCGAGCGTATTCGCGTATCTGGGCAAGGCATCTTGAATACCGACAAGCCGGTATTGGTGGAGATTCTGAAGCAAAACAGTTCCGGCACAGCCAGTTCGCTGACGCTACTCAAGGCCAACGACTCTGATGCTGAGGCGCTGCTGGTCACCGCACAGCAAACCTTCACCGTGGAGCCCACGGCCGGAAACATCAAGGCAGCTCAAGCGATCCACCCGCAGAGCAGCTATGACTTTGTGTTCCCGCCAGGGCGTGAACTTTACATCAAGGGCGGCGAGCGATTGGGCATCCGGTTCAACTCACCTGCGCAAAACAGCACATTTGTGATCAGCGGAGAGGGCGAGGAATAGACAATGGGGATTGGAGTCCAGCCGAACTGCTGCGATAAGTTTTGGTATGCCAGACATGACGAGGGGGCGGGAGGTCCGGGCATGTGGTGGGGACCGCGCGACCCGTCCACGTTGCAACTAAGCAATTCCGCGTTTTGGTATAGCCCGACTGTTTCCGGTCTTGTTGGAAATTTCCCGGGAACGGATTCAGTAGCCAAAAAAGCATACGTGCCGTGGGCCTACGTTAAGGCAGGGACAGTTACTACAGGCGTTTCGCTGATAGACATTCGGTTTGATGCGTATTACCGTCCCGACACATTCCAAACCACAATGATCGGGCCATTCAATGCGGCATCAATCGGCGTAACATTTCAGGCGGTTTCGGTTTCTCCCAAAGACGGAAAGATGTCTATCTACGGCAGAGATTCCGGCGGTGGGACTGATACGCTTTTTATCGCCAATAAAGATGGGACCGGCCTTTCTACGGTAAAGGTGTTTTCGTTCACGTCCCCCACAACCCCCACCCCACGGACCGGCCAAAGCCGGCTAGGAATCAGGATATTCAGGGCCGCCGGAATTGGAACGTTAATCACAAGCGCGAACGATTTTTTTACTGTGTCGGGAAATCCGTACCAGCGATTTGATATGCGGCTAGTGACAGATTACGGATCGGAAACGATCCTAAAGCAAAACAACATCAACACGAATTCGGGAAACGATTTTGATTGGTACATTGGCCCGACTTACAGCTACTTTGACAACCGCGTCTATTATGTGGAGTGCATTAGGACGGGCGGCGTTGGACTGGGTACATCATACCTTAAAAGCATTCCAGTAACCGGCGGCGCAGAGACGACCCATTATTCAATTGCTGATGCCGGTTCAATCGGAGGACTGTGCTGCGACAATCAGCGGGGAATTTTGTATTTTTATTCCCAAAAGTTTTCGGCGCAGTCATTTACCAATGACACCGGCCTGATATGTAGCCTGGATATGGCTTCGGGCTCGCTTAATGCGCCATTGTTTGACAGGGCATACACATTGCTTTCCCTAGGCCCTGCGGCGTCCACCCGGGACGGATGCTGGATTCAGTGGGGCAGCGGATTCATCAATCCTAGCGACCACTGGTAGCGAGATTGGGCTCGCGTTTACCAGCGCGGCAACATGCCGGTGAGATCACGGTTGACGAACAAGCAGAGTGCGACTGCGATGTCCGCCGCTATTTTCCGGCTTCTTCCAGTCACCTTAGATCCGCTTCGCTACAGTACTCGGGCGCCATCCTAGAAAACTCCAGCTCTAGCTGCTTTCTGATTTCAACTTTGGCTTTAGATCGATTGTCTAGCCCACGCACAAAGAGATATGCAGCAGCGATTGCCACTGGCCACTGGCTAGGATCTTTTTGCAACGACCCACAAGCATGCCAACAAGAAACAATCGCGAATGTAATCTCCATCCATGCATAAATGATGAGATTATTTTGGCGAAGCCGAAACAGCAGCAAAGCACCGACGACCAGTACTGCAAAGACGACAAACCGGTGCCACGATGGATCAAGGTAGTCCCATGCATACGGATATTCATTCCTGAGGGCAATGAAAAGCAAGGTAAAAGCTATCGACCAAAAGAACTCATACAACTTGGTATGCAGATCACGGCCAACGCCAATCTTCCATCTCGTTTTGCTCAAAGATCTTTCCTTTGAATCCTCACTCGATATCCACTGGCTTCTCGGCAATCGCCTTCTCGCTCGCATAGCGAATCGCATCTTTCAATTCCGAGAACTTCAATTCGAACCGCTCGGCCAGGCGCCCTTCCTTGGCTTGCCGGACCACTTCGTAATTGCCGTCTTTTTTCACCTGGCGAATCAAGAACGTCTTGTCCGGATCCTGATATCGCGCGCGGCCATTATCGTCAGGCATCGCATCGAACTTGAGCAACGGGACCTCGGGCGGCGGCGACACGCCAAGGCCGAGGTCAGATGCAATCTGGTTCTCGATCGTTGGCCCCACTTGGTCGACGATTTTGTCAGCGACCTTCTTGGCCATCTTCTCGACGGCCTGGGGACGTGCCGCCTCCAACGTCTCACGCTTCAACTCAGCAAGGTTTTGCTCGCTGGTCAGTAGGTGGGATTTCTTCCAGCCGGGGATATCCGGCAGGCCCCAAAGCTCCTTGTCGTTGAACCGCGCTTCGATCGCTTCGTCGAGCGTCGGCCAGGTCATGCCGCTCTCTTGGTATCGAGCGTCCACAACGTAGCCATACTTGGGACTGAACGTCGCCGTCGCAATGGTCACACGGCCGCGTTTAATTTCGTATTTCCAGAAGGGACCATTGGGCCCCGTGCCACGCTTCCATGCCTGGAGCTCGCTGCTCTCAAGAGGCACGATCCTCTCCTGGAGATCTTTTAAGCGGCTCAGTTTCTTGCGCTTCTCGATGTTGTTCTGGCGCCGTAGACGACTGGCCTCAGCCTGGGCTTCCATGCTCCGCTGGCCAAATTCGATTCCTTCGTGGTATTCCTTCTCGGTCGTCTGGGCGCGCATCCGCGACATGGGCATGAGCGCCAACGCGGTCGCGATTGCTACAAGTCGAAGATCACGCACGGCAATTTACCTCTTCAAGAACAGGTCCGCCATTTTGTCCAACTGAGCGTTGGCCTCGTCACGGGCCTTGTCGCGATATTTTTGGAGCGATCGCTTTAGCTCATCAGGTTTCTTTGAGTTCCGGATGATTTTGGAGATGTCCAGATTCTGCTTTTTCAACCAGCGCGACGCGGCCAATCTCCACAGGCGCTCGGATGATTCGAGCGACCTTTCCAATGACTCCAATCGATCATGATAGGTGACTCGGACTGCTTCTTCGTCATCACTGAGCGATGCCTTGGGCGCCAGCTCGTCGCCTGAGATTAGAAACTCGACATACTCGCCGTTGGTTTTCCAGTCTTGCGCGAGAACCGGTTCACCATTCTTCAAAAGGAATGTCCCGCGCAATTTGGGCCCGCGGCCATAGCGCGAAATAAGCATGTAATTGTTGGCATCATCGAAGATCACCAATACGCCTGTCCGCATACCGCCATCGAAGTGCGATTTAACGCGAATTTTTTGGTCGCGTATGACCATCATTGCCGGACCCGAGAGTTTTCCTTCGTCATAAACGAAGGCTGCAGTTAGACCGCTGTTCGGATCGGTTGACACGAAAAGCGCGTCGCCCAAATTCTTCATAGCTTCCATGTCAAACGCCTTGGCGTCCTGAAGTCTTGCCTCATCGAGGAAATCGCCGCTCGGCAATTCGATGATCCAATTCGGCGGAAGCACTGGCTTGATCGCGACAGGTGCGGGCGGCGCAACTACGAAAGGCGCCGGCGGTTCGACCGGTTTCGGCTCTGGAAGATTTTGGCTCGGCTGGGGAGCGGTTATTGCCTTAGTTTCATTTCGAGTGATCGGTTCGCTTTTTGGTTCCACGCGGGGCGGCCGAGGTTGCCTCGGTCGCGGTAGCGGATTGTCCGACTGGATTTGCTTTGGAGCCGGCGCCGTCGGCTGTGGTACCGGCTGCAGCGGCTTCGCGGTCAATGCCGGCATCACCCAATACACGGTCGCCACGAACGAGATAAACGAAATGATCGCGGATCCGATCAGTCCAACGGCCGTGGGCCCAGCAGTCGACTTCTTTTTCTTCCGGCTTTGGAGCGGCGCGCCCCGGAAAGGCTCGTACGATTGCTCAGGAACCGAGAAATTCGTCTCGGGGAACTCCGGTTCTCCAAAGTCGGCAGGCGGCGGTGTGACTTCCGGACCGCCGGCCATGGCGTGCTTGGCCGCGCCTGCAGCTCGGGAGGCCATCAGCTCCCGGAGCTGCTGATCGTACGGCTCTCTCGTCCGCGGGTTTTGGAGACATGCCCGCGCCAGGGCAACTTCATAAAGGATGGCGTCGGCCGCCTCGTCATCTTCGGGGCGGCGGCGCTGGATCGCCGCGGCAATGTGATTGGCCGCAGAGATGATTCGATCGCTATCCGCCTCGAAGGGGGCCAACCCTAGGATGCGATAGTGGTTAGGCGGCTGTTCCGCGCGCGGAATACCCAGCCATTTTTGATAGTAGTCGGTCCCCACCGGCTTGCCCCCCTACTGCCAGGTCTAAACTCCTGCCCGGCAAGAGGTACTTCTACCACACAGGTGGGGGGATTTCAAGAATCGACAAATCCAGCCCTGTGCTATCACTTCCGCGTTGTGGACAGCCAGCGTTCGTGCCTAGCCTTCGCGGGTGAGGTCGAATCTCGTTCTCCAAAGACGGGAAACCCAAGCGGCTAACGCAGCCGCGCCCTGGAGGCACCGATTCGTCCGAACCACGGAGGATTTTTCCACCATGACTATTGATTTTGCCGAGTTGACAATCACTGTTTCGCCAGCGTTTGTCCTCAAAATCCTACTAAGACTGATCGCGATGCTTTTCCGGTTTTTTAAGCGGCGAAAGTAAGGAGCCAAAGGGCGCCCAGTCCCGGTCACAGCCCGGGCTGGACTTCCCGGCCTACAGTTCCGGATGCAACCGCGGCGGCCTGGGCTGCTCGCCAATCAAGAACCGCGGATCTACGTAATGCTTGTACGCCAGGCCGGGCGTAGCGTGCCCCAGGAATCGCATAGCGGCCCCAGGATGGACTGCCTCAACCCAGGTTGCACCTGTGGCCCTCAAACGTTTGATCGAGCCGCTGACGCCTGCTGCGCGGCACAGCGCGGAAAACTTCTCTTGGAGCGTCGATCGTTTCGCTAAGCTGCCGAAGATGCGTTTTCGGTGAGGCGATGCGATGGCATCGACCGCGCGGCGCCCATCGTCGTCAAGCTGGCATCGCACGACGTTGCCGGTCTTGCGCTGAATCAGCACCATCACGCCTGAATCGTCGATCTGGTCGAGCGAGAATTCCAGCAAATCGCCCAGCCTCAAGCCTGTTTGATAGCCGACGTAGACGATCGCTACCAGCACGTCGGACCAGAGCACACTCGGATGGTATCGCATGGGCCGCTTGAACTTCTCCGCGGCCTTGAGCAACGCGGCTAGGTCTTTTTGGGACCAGCTTTGCGGTAGCTTCTTTTGAACTTTGACCTTGCGCGTTTTCTTGGCCTCGTCTCCGTGTGCGCAGATGGCTAGGCTGAGAATTGCACGGCGATAACAGCGGGCAGTCTCAGGCACAAGTTCGCCGCCGGCCAGCATGGCGTTGATCCAGGGGTTGAGCGTTTGGGGAACAACGTCCGCCGTTGTCGCTTCGCGGCCGAGGTGCCTTTCTAGGCTGGTAATCGCGTAAATGCGGAGTTTTCTGGTCGTAACGGCCGTAGCATGATCGTCGTCATAGTCGCGCGCATAGGCACGCAAGGACATTGAGCAAATCATTGGATGACACACCTCGCCCAGCTTGAATGGTTTGCACGTCGTGGCAAACGCAACTAGGCAAAAATGGACTACGAAAATCGGTCGTGTCCGTCGAAACAGGTGCTCTGCACCTTCCATGCGTGGGGCAAAAACCGAACAAATCGGAGCAATCGAACCACGTGTCCTGAGTTAGTGGCTTTCTACCACTGGCGCACTAGCCTAATAATCCATCCAGGCGTCATAACGCGATCGCGGCAAAGACTTTGCTTCGCCGAAATCTGCTCTGCTCAGGAGCTAGTCCGGGTAACCGGGTGCAGGTTCAAGTCCTGTCTTCGGCAGTTATTTTGGAAGTAAGGCTTTACGCCCCAAGCCAATAGGGCGTAATGGCACCTTCCTTCAGTAAGGATCGCTGATTCAGCAGTTTCCCTTGCATTCGTCGCCCGCGGTATCAATCGCTGGATTGGGTGACGCAGAGCGGCGGGGAATTACTCGCGTGGATATCGATGTCTACGGATCCCGCTGACACTTCTCCCGCGAATGGATCGATCCCGCCCGAGCCAGATTGGGTCACAAAGATCCTGCGGTTCTATCCGTCCCCCGTCATCGCGGTGCTGGTTTCCATTCTGGCCGCCACCGTCTCTTGCATCTTCTTGATCTGGGCGTGCGTGGAGCCATCACCGCTGAGCTGGGGATGCCTATGCCTGGCCGTCCTAACGTTTGGTTGGGTCGCGGCGGCCAGCGTCACGCGATTTTTTCACCGTCGGCGCCATGCGATCGTCGTCGATCGATACGCGTCTTCCGAAACAAAGTCGACAGCCTCGATTTTCATTGGCTTGATTGCGGTCTATTCAACGGCACTTACGATCGGACTCCACGTGTTCAGGCACTTCTTCGCGGCCAATGCGCCCGGCGGCCTTAAGTACCAAGTGACATTGGGAATCTCGTTCGTCTCCTCGATTTATATGGCCCTGCACGGTCGCCGCTATTTGCGTCTGTATGAAGGCCGATTGGATTACCGAAACGTGCGGCTCACTACGAGGCAAGCGGTGTTGGTGGTCCTCTTCTTGATGTTGATTTCAGCCTATTTCACATGGCTGACTATCTGAGGTTTCGGCCTATCTGAGGTCTTGACCCCTGCGAGCTCATCGACGCAAGCGACCCACGCTAGCACCGCCTGGGCCATTCTCGCCAAATTGCGTTCCCCCCTGGTCTCTCTAAGACTTGCGGAACTGCCTGCATCGATCCACAGGAGAGCCCCGGTCGTTTTGCGAAACTAGGAAACCCGTAACGAATGTGCCGTTTTTTATGGAACTGCCGGCCCGGATGGTCGAAATAACAGCAGGGATTGTAGCGATCCTTCCGCGCTCGGCGCGCGCGGCGATCGGGATGACCATTCGAGGATTCGTATGCGACGGATCGGGCTGATTGCCTGTCTGATGCTCGCCTGCCTGACGGGCAGCATCGTCAGGGCCCAGGAGCAAGCAGAAAGCGCGAGCGACGGTTCGCTGGCGCCAGCTCCCAATCTGCATGCGCTGGCCGCCGAAAACACCGCGGGCTTGCTCTCCTCGCCAGGCGTTTGCCTGGAGCCGATTATTTTTCAGTCCTACCTCGACACGGTCTATGTCGCGGCCGACTTCATGGCCTTTCGCCGTGATTGGCAGGCCAACCTGCCGGTGGCCACGCTCGACAACTCGACCAATACCGTCCTCAAGACCAACGATCTGAATTTTGTCAGCCAGCCGGGCTTGCGGATGTTGCTTGGCGCGCGGCTGACGGATTTCTATGCCCTGGAAACGACCTTTTTGGGGCTGTTCAAGTGGGACGAAAGCAAGACGATCACCAACGCGTCCAACAATCCATTTGGCACGGCCGGCAACCTGTTCTCGCCCCTCACGCATTTTGGAAATCCGCCGCAGGCGGGTCTCGACTACAACTATCAGATGTCGATTCACACGGCATCGGATTTCAACAGCGGCGAACTCAATCTGCGGCAGCGGCTGCTTACGCCCCCCAGCGTGATGCAGGTTTCCGCCCTCTATGGCCTGCGCTATCTAAACGTGCATGAGCGGTTCGAATACCGAAGCCGATCGCATGTCCCAGTACTGGGCGGAGGAACCGCCGACGCGGTCAACGTGGAAACCAACAACAACATGTTCGGCGTGCAAATCGGCGGCACGCTGGAATACTACCTGTTACCGCGCAGCTGGGTCAGCCTGGAAGGCAAGGGCATCCTGCTGCGCAACGGCGCCACCCAAGACACGCAATACACCTCGGGCCCTTTGGCCGGCCCGACCGCGACCACGGTCGACAGTTCCGGCGCGCAATCGCGCGTTTCGCTGGCGGCCGACGTCTCGGCAACCGTGCTTTGGAAATTCACCCCCGCCCTGGTCGGACGATTCGGCTATCAAGGGGTGTTTGTCGACGGCCTGGCCCTGGGGGCGGACAATTTCCTGCGCAATGCCGCCTTCATCACCAGCGGCCCCACGGATGTCTATCGCAACAGCCGTCTGGCCTATCACGGACCCTTCGCCGGGTTGATCTATACCTGGTAAGCGGGCCAGCGGCTTTCTCGGACCGTTTAGCGGGCCCCTATGCCATGCATTGGCATTCGCACGGATCGCCAGCTTGGATCCGCTAGCCGTACAGCCATTCGACTTCCTCGAGCTTCAGGTCGGCCAGCGACTTCCATCGTGTCGATCGATCGGACTCGCTCACGGTCGCGGGGGGAGTGATATCCGACTCCGCGTCAAAGCGCTCCCAGGGTGAACCATAGTATCGCTTCAAAAGATCGTGTTTGTTGTCATAGTAGTCGCCCGTCGACAGCCATCGCCCCGACACGCCCCACCAGGAAAGCAGCATGTGCAAATGAAACCGCGTGACGTAGCCAAACGTGTTCAAGCCACACGGAAAGGTTCCATCGCGCAACTGGCGCACTAGTTCGAGATAGCAGACAAATTCCAGCGGATAGCGCTGGCTGTATAAGAATTCGTAGCCTGGCCGATCATAGATCACGTTCATCTCGGGATAGATGAATCGCCAATTCTCGCCCGCCAACGCGTTCAACAGACCGCGTAACGCCGTGACGTTGCGCTGAAAGTCCTCGGCGGAATACAGATCTCGCTGATGGCTCACCACCAGGACATTGGTCTCCAACAGTTCCCGCGGTTGCCGCACGACCTGCGCCAGCATCGCCACCAGCATATCGTCCGGCGTTTCGCTAGCGTGTGGGTTGATCTTGCTTAGCAATTGCCAAGAGGGCAAATCGCGGCAAGAAATATAGTCGAACATCGCCACGGCAGGGCTGATATCGAACAAGCTCATTTCCGAAATCGGTATGATGCTGCCGCCCGTCCACACCAACCGGTGATTGTGCAACCTGCGCGACTCGGCCAGCAGTTGGCACAAAGCCAGGTTGCCTGGCCAGAGGTCGTTGATGAATCCGCCTCCCAGTACATGCACTTGCTGGCACGAGGACAACAATTCGCGTAATACCCGAGCCCAGGGATCGCGCGCCAACTGGATTGCGTGAGCACCGTTTTGCAACATCTGCCAACGATCACCCGTCAGGCCGCGCGCCAACTGCCAGGCAAAATAAACAACGCGCGGGCGCAGTTCCGGAAACAATGAAAGTGTCCACTGAAAAAGCGACGGATCGGACACGTCACAGAAGACTTCGGCGTCGGGATAACGGTCATAGATAGCGCGCAGCCATCCGATCGTGATGAGATCGTCACCCAAATTGCCCCCAGCGGCGGAGACAAGATAAAAACGTGGTGAACCGCTGGCGGACGACGCCCATTGCTTCAT